CACTCGATGTTCTCACACGTTGCCTGCATCGTGCTGTACTTAGGGATAAACTCCTGCCTACAGATCCTGCACTTCTTATTCCTCGCCTTCATACGCTATCTTATTTTTCGGCAGGTTTCCACTCTGCCTGTTCTTTAGCCAAGTTTGCCTTGACAGTCTCTTCAAGAATTGCTTTGAGATAGTCCGACTCTCCCGGCTCATCGATGTATTGTGCGAATTGTTCATAGTCTGCTTCTACAGCAAAGGTAGTTGATCCGTTCGTTGTACGCAAGACCGTGAAGTTCCAAAGTTTATTTTCTATGTTTGGGAACGACATGGTTATGGTTCCTGTAAAGTGTTCCACCTTCTTCGATGGCTTGTCAGAGATTTTAATCATAGTTTTTAAAGTGTTTGTTGAAAAAGTATTTTGGTATATCAGGATGACTTAGTTGTACCCTCTCGGCGTTGCCTCCGGTTGCCTTTATTCTTTCGGCCATGGGGACAAGGGACTTGTTTATGTTTCCCCAGGCCGATGGGTTGTATACGATGGCCGTGTTTCTATACGTTCCCTTTAGGAAGGATGGCCTTGTCGATGGGTCTATCAGCCCCACAAACGCGTATCTGCTGTCGTAGTTCTTTAGCACGTCTATACCACCCGCGCTGAATCCCACAAGGGCTGTTGTTTGGTAGTCAACATCCGGATCAACCACGGCTAGTGGCGTTCCGTATGGCACAATAAATATCTCGTACCTTGACCACATCCAATCGGGAACCTGCTTCTTCATCCAAGTAGGCGTGGCGTAGTGCATACCGCACCAGATGACTATGGTACACAGCAGGGGGTTCACAGCTTGATGTTGTTCTGTTCTAGCAGTCTGTAAAACTCTTGGTATATTTCATCGCACAGATCCCACTTGTCGGCTGGCATCTCCTCGTACTTTACCTTGGCCCTGAGGTAGTTTCTTACGTCATTGAGCGCATGGTACATTTCACGAGCATCTACTGCGAGGTCGAACTCGTACTGATCGTCCGGCAAATTAAATTCAAGTATTGCTTTCATGTGTTGTTTCTATTATTTCGTCAATTGGTTTAATTTCTTGTACATACCATAGATGCTCTTCTGCTTCTTGCAAGGTATAAAACAGGTCTCTTGCATACCATCCGTCGTAGTAGTCAGCCCACCAACGCTTCCATAGAAATTTCTTCTCCACTTGATAAAAGTAGTAGACCCTTCCGTCTGGCATTGTCCGTTTAACTATGCGTACATTCTTCATTTGTCACCTCCATTATGTCTGTGACCTAGTATTATTTGGTCTTTTCCTTTGTTACGTTCTAAGACATCTGACCATATCTTGATTACCATGTCCCGACGTGGAGATGGCTCCAATCTTGACCACGTATCAAGCACGTATTGAATTTCTTCTCTAGTCATTTGTCACCTCCCTTTTTTATATGTTTCCATCTTTCTTTAAAAAAATTATGAAGCTGTTCAATAGTTGGGTTTTCGCTACCATATTCTTTAGGTGGATTCCTTGTTAAATAACTAAGGAGAGATTCCATTTTTCCTTGCTTTTTCATTCGTCACCTCCTTTTGTTTCTTCCTTTTCCCTAGTCGCCAGCCCCGACTGCTCAACGGTTATTCCTTGGGACTTCCTGAGCTGTTTAGTCAACGTCTCATGCCTCCTAGCCCTAAGGACTGCCCGCACGTTCTTAATGATCTTGTTGGTCTCCGGGTCGATCACCTTGAAGTCCATGCTGTGAACGAGTCCGCAGTCGCAACAGGCCATCTTATATCCCTTCTCGATGGGCATCTGCCATTCGTTCTTGGGAACCTGATAAAAGTCTACTTTCTTTTTCATTTGTCACCTCCGTATTCTTTATAGGTTACTGTTTTAATTTTATTTCCCCAGAATTCTTCAATACTACTAATCGCATCTTCTTCAGAGCCATGGATATATCTCATTGTTTTGCTTGTTGATAATTCAATTATATTTTCCCACCCACCAAAAAAATATTTTTTTACTTGTGGAGTATAATTTTTTTGACCACTATTGAGATGCTCTATTTTGATTCTATACTTCATTTATCACCTCCGTATGTTTCGTTGTAAAATTGTGTTGCGCCTTGTCTTTCCCAATTAAAACTACCTTGTAAGTAGGCATCAATGATCTGATCGCGCTCCATTTCTTTGGCTTCCTCAATAATTTGATTTAACTTTTGCCATTCACTTGGGAATAGTTCAAAATAAACATCTAATTTCATGTGCAACCACTCTGCTGCTGTTTGCTTTTTCATTTGTCAAATCGTTTTAGTTAATAATTGATATCAAGAACCCGATTATCCCACCGGCCTGGGTCGCCATGATGTCTCCATAGCTGAACCTCTTGCCGTTGTAGTTGTCATACAGCTCCTTTGCTACCGCTGCGGTAAACACCGCGATAAGGGAGAATATAGGCGTGATCAGAATGGAACATAGCCCATAGATTACTACGCCGTAGATGGCGTGGTTTGCCTTGTCTTTTTCGAACATTGGTAAATTCATTTTACAAAGATAACTTATGTGTTGTTTTAATGCAATTATTTTTTTTGACTTTGGTGTTGTGGCCACCATATTTTTGCTTCATAATCCTTGTCTTTCGGTGTGTAGAGAGCGGCGAAAGGCTAAGGAAGAAGGAATAAACCCCTTTGCCCAAGCCCTGGTCTCTCTACACGGGGCTTTTTCTTTTTATGTACTACGGTCTTAAAAGTGTTTCACCCGTTCCGTCCAAGCAGTCTCCGGCGGAGAATGAAAGATTCATTGTCATCCAACACAAGCCCCTCTTGAAATTTGCCTTTACAGGACTTGACCAAGAAGGGGAGATCAGTCCATGCCGCTTTCTGCTCTGTCCAGCACCCGACAACAGAACCATACTGAAAAAATCAGTCTTCGGACTGACGACCTCCAGGCATTTGGACTCCGTCACGGTATGCGGGTAGGTTGAATTGGCTTGTACTCATCTTGCTTGAAGGTGGGGAAAATCGTCTTGACTTCTTGTTTCACTAGAGGTTATTTCAGGCGGTATAGGGGATGCTATATCCTATAGTGAAATGGTGTCTAAAAAAGCCTCAATATCTTCGACAATCGGATACTCAAGCGTTCCAACTATGTTTACCTTCTCGCCCACCGGATACAAATCAAGACGCGAATTGGGGCCGATTAAACGCATCTGCCAAGGCGTGATATAGTAAAGGTCATAGTTGTTGTCTTCAGCGTAATATTCAGCCGCTTGTGCCCAAAATTGAATGCGTTTTTCCTTGGTCATATTTCAAGTTGTTCATTAGGGTCAGGAATGTAAATGTCTAGCGTCTCAGCCGCAAATTGCTTGACGTGTTCCATGTATTCTATAAACTCCTCCGTTGCAAGCTCCGACGTTTTGCGTGGAATCTTCATGACTTCACCGGATGTCGGGTCGGTAAACTCCGTGTAGAGAAACCTTCCCTTGAGGAACTCATGCGTGAGGTCTCGGTCAACATCATGTCCAAGCTCGCGTAGTCTCTGCGATATCATGGCCACGACCACGCCCCAATAGTATGCGTTCTGCACGTCCGACCGGAACCGCTTCTTCAGTTTGACTTCGATGGTCACAGCCAAGTCCGTCTCACGGGACATGGCTCTGACGTCCTCTTCGAAGAGGGGGCGGTTGTAGATCCGCAACGCCCCCTGTGGTGTGATTACTGCGTTGTGCTTCATTGTATCCTCCACACTCTGACTCCGGTATCGAATACTTGAGTCTTGAATTTGTATTTGTCATTCTTCTTGCAGAACATACAAGCAGCTGCTGATATTTTCTTGCGTACAGGTTCGGGGTCTGCATCTGTAATAAAGAATGAGTCTCCTACTACCATGTCCCTAAACGGGTATTTGCCAGACCTTGTGGTTTGTTTGGGTGCAGGCACATTCTTTTCGATTTGTATTTTCATTTGGTTGGTGTATTAAAATAATTATTGGTTACTAAATAATCGTACAGGCTGTCGAGGTCTTTGCATATCTCGTCCTTGTGTTCGTTATGCGCCTTCATGTCCTCTCTGAGTTCATATAGGTACGCCTTCTCGTACATGAACCATGAGAACCAGTCCATGCCTTCCTTGGTCAGCACGGCCTCCCATAGGTGCGTGGTTACGTAGTATTCGGAATCCATGAACTCGTTGAGGTCGATGCCCATCTTGTAGGCCGAGCTGACCTTGTTCGACGTCTCCTTCATGCGCTCACACGCTTTCTTGAATGCTATCTTTTTCATGCCTCGTCCTCCTCTTCTGTTACGCCAAACCTCTTGGCTTGTTCTACTATTTGATTGAAGTCGTATCCGGCTGATTCTATCTCGGCGCGTACCTCCTCGTTCTTGGCGGTTATCTTTTCGCCTTTAGCGTAGCGGGCAATCACACGGGTCCAACGTGCAACCTGAGACTTGACTGAGTCAGCGTAGTCTCTTGGTTCTTCGAAGTCGTATAGGAACTTGAGGTAGTTTGAATACTCGATGCCGAAGTTCTTCTTGAACTTGCCGTCTTCTACTATGATGTGTTTCTCAAGCGGAGGGCGTGTGCTCGACGTGTAGTAATGCGTGATGCCAGCAAGGTCTGCGAGGTACTCCTGCTCTAACTCTTCGTTAGGCTCGTATTGGAAGCACATCATTCGCAAGTCATCCTTGCAGATGTATACTAACTCTCCGTTGAGTCCAAGTCCCTTCATGTAGTGGAACAACTGAAGTCTGTGGTGCTTGATGGGTTTCTCGGTCTTCTCCATCATATCCATCACGAAGGATGAGCATGACTTGATTTCGAGAACCTTCTTCTCTAATTCCTTGTCACCAAACTTCTCGTATAGCTTCTCTGCGATGTACAGGGACGATGCTTGGATAGACTCCGGCAGATGCGAGGAGGTAATATCTTGCTTGGCACGTTCGATGTCAATCTTGCCACCCGCTAGGAAGTCTAGGCGCCCCGATACCTTGAGCATGTTCGGGTACTCCACCATAACACGTTCTTGTGTATTGTTGATCAGTCCAGCTCGCTCTAGAACGTATCGTACCACCCATTCGACAAGGTTACCCGCTTCGAACTTGCGGAGGCTTCTCATGTTGGGAGGGTTGGTTGGTGTAACGGCTTTCATCTTGAGGTAACGGTCAACGAGAGGCTGTCCGATTTCAGATGCATAGCAATAGTCTCGTGGCTCTAGCGCACGTTGTTGGGAATACACGCATTCATTCCATAGTTGTTGTAGATTCCAATTCATGTTGATTTATTTAATTGTAAGTTGTTTTTACTTCTTCCCACACCCAGCCGTTTCCGATTCGGTAGTAGGTTTGGCCGTCGATGGTGGTTGTCGGCACGACGTCGCTACATTGCTCGTCTCGGTCGGTTTCGATAAGTGTTTCACCTTCCCACCTGAATGTGGTCGCGCTGTCCTCGTCGAATGGTTCAGTTGCAAGGAAGCGCATTACCTCCGCCTTGCTCAGGTATGGCATTTCCCATCCGTTCCACCGTTGTCCGTCCGTGTAACCATCGTAAACGTCGCTGATTACATCGATTGAAAATTTAGTTCTCTTCATTTCGCTGAATGTTAAAAAAGATTGTTTTGATTTCGTTTGGTATATTCTTGAGCAGCCTTCCGCTCGATTGGTAGCTGGGTGAGACCTTGCCTATGTACTTCACGTTCTTGCCTATGATTGCATAAACGTCACGCGAATGTTTTACAATTTCATACCCATCTTTGGTTTTAAATAGCCTTGTCATTTGGATTGTAAATATAGTGTAACTTCAATGGTATCAGCTAATCTTAATCTAATTAAGACTATTTAGCTCTTCAGCGAACACCTCAGCGAGCACATCTGCGAGGTCTGCTTCTTCTGATTTAGTCAGTAGTTTGCGAAACGCGCGAGCATCCACCCACCATACATTGTCGGTCTTCTCGTCGTTCATGTCGCACACAGGACACTTGGTAAATGGCCTGTCAGATTTCAATCCGATGTCCACAACGAGGATACATCCACAGCTATTTCTTTGTATAGCCATAGCTGTGAACACATCCCCCTTGAGGAATACACCTTGTGAGTGGTCTTTGATTGCGACGATGTCGTCGCCGGTGCGGTAGTCGATTATCATTTGTCTACGTCTTTTAAGAGCCACATCATTAGGTTGAAGATAAGATGGTCAATTACGCGTTTCATTTGCGATGATTGTTGCTAAGTGTCCATGTGCTAAGTGATACTGTCCCATAAACTCGGAGCGATCAATAAAGGTAAACTCCTTGTAGTTCATTCGCAGTCTTTGTATCTCATCATTCTGCTCAGTTTGTGTCGGCTCAATCTCGTCAGTCTCTATTGCTGGAATGCTGAGGAAGTCGGTAATCGTTATGCAGTAACCTTGCTTGGTTATCATGCCGTAGGCGAATCTACCCTTGTACCCTTGCAGATACTTGAAGAATAGGGTCTCCTCAATGTAGTCGGTTGTTTCTTCGGTGTAGTGTCCGTCGTCTTCGGGGTTGGACAACTTCCAATCGTCATAGTTGTGGTAGTTCATTCTTCAAATTTGTTAAGGATTATTGTATAGATTTCGATTCGTTCTTTAGCATTGTCGATGCAGTCTCTGATGATTTGGTCGCCCTCCCATGCTGGCTTTTTCAGTTGCTCTTCATATTTCATAACCGCTCTCCATTCGTCCATGATTTGTTGTTGGATGTGGTTGATTACTTTCTCTTCAGTACTCATTTTTTATAGTGTTAATTGTTACGTTAAATTCTTTCTCTGCCCATTCTATGTCCTGTTCTATTTCACCCATGTCCATGTAGCTGAATGACTCAAGCACATTCGAGCTGTCTTTGTCGTGGGTGTCGTGAACGTCCATGTAAACGATTCCGGTTTCTTTGTCCTCGTAAACTTTGATGTCAAACTCTGCATCGTATTCATAGGATGCATTTCGCATCCATTGTGAGAAACTTACGTTGTGATAATTGGATTGTTGCATAGTGTTATTGTTTATGGTTATCCAAAAATTATTTCATTGAAAAACACTTGTTGCAGAATTACATCAGCGGTAATTGCATCTCCATTCTCGTTGATGGCATCCATCAAATGTGCGATGCTAGTGTTTTGCACTTGCTCGTGTACGTCTTTCATTGTAATGGTGCGCGTGTATTCGCCTTCGCATCCAATGTCTTCCATTGTCAATGCCCCTCCCTTTCTAAGTATGCTCATTAGGATGTCTTCATGGCAAAGTTCGTAGCCAGAGCCATCATCCTTTTTTCGGGCATCTTGATATTGTTGTAGGTCGTAAGTCAGCTCAAGGTCGTAACCACCTTCAACCCATTCAAGCCCGTCGCATAGTGCGGTAAGAAATAGTTCTTCTGATTCTTCGTGTGTTAGTAATACTCTCATAATAAATTAGTGTTTAAATGTGGGTGCAATATAATTTTAAATACTGCACCCACTTGTTAACGATTGTTAATTTGCCCATCCGCACCCGCCGTTGTCGCGGTTCACCCAATTATTGGTGTGTGTTGTTCTGAGGTGGTCTTGATATCCAGCCCCCCTGTGAGTTGTGCATGACGAGAGCAGAGCTGCGATTATTGCAATGATTCCGATTGTTGCTACGATGCTGTCGTAGATTTTGAGTTTCTTTTGTTTGTCCATGATGTTCATAGTGTTTATGTTTTATTGTTTATGATTCTAATTCGTATCTCCATAGCTCGCAAGCCCATGCCATATCCCCTTGCTCTTCGCTTATGCGCTCGCCGTTTTGATACTCGTAGCTTCCGCAGTTATATCCTAAATCTTCGTCGGCGAATGATACTTCAAAAGTGTTTTGAGGGAATAAAAAACTGAGCTTTTCAATTACTGCAATCGGTGTACTCCATGCTGTTTGAAATTCAATGTAATGCTCGGTTTCTTCTATGTCGTAGGCGTTCCACTTCGTACCCCAATTACTCAGCCTCCAATCGTACCAATTAGACACCCCATACTTTCGCATCAGCTCATGTTGTTTGTTTACATCGTCTTCGGTCTTCATTGGGGTCGGGGCGGGTGTATCATTTAGTTCCTCCGGCATGGGAATAATCCTGTTGAAGTCTATCGCTGCTTTTCCGCGAATGAATGATTTAACTTCTTGTTGGTTGTCGCCATGAATGTATAGGCGGTGAATTACGTGGTTTGGCATGTTGTTTACTTTTTATTTGTTGGTTGTTATTGATTTTTGTTGTTACGCATGTCGTTATGATTCTGCACATATTGGCTGTTGTCTATTTCGGTGAAGAACATATTTACAAAGTCTTGATTCCAGCCATCGCCCACATATATATGGCGTAGGCTTTTCAGAATCGAATCACGATGGGTAGAGATTTCCATTTCGCTTTCGTTAGCGAGTTCGGGGTTCAATAGATACAATACCGCATCCCTAAGGAAGTCGAGGTCGTTCATGTGCTTGTTAATCTCTTTAGTCGTGTAGTCACGATAGATGATGTTGGAGTAGTAAACTCGAATCTTTTCGTTTGTCATGTTGTTATGGATTTTGTTGTTGTAGAATTGTTGGTGTTTGGTATACCTCTTTCATGTAGTCTCTTAATGCTATTTGCATTTGCAAAGTCTCATTGAATTGGGAAGTATGGTACATGATGAAGTTGTTGATTTCATCCGCGATTAGTTGGTCGATTTCTTTTTGTGTCATGTTGTTGTGTTTAATCAGAATGAATTAAGGTGTTCTATTTCGTCATCAGTTAGGTATATGATAAGCCCGTTGTTTAGCTTTATCCAATTTTCGCCTGTGCTTTCGATTGTAAGTCCTACCAACATATCGTTGGCTTGCTCGTTGAATTTCTGAGTTGTCATGTTGTTATTGATTTTTAGATTGGTAAGCATATACGTCATTTAGTCCCGACAGCGAGCCAATTTCTACGCCTATATCGTTGCCGTGGTTCAGCGCGTGCTGCAACATTAGCTGTCCTGTAATTAGCGATTCCGTGTCGTCTTCGTATAGCATGTAAATTGGCAGCGCGCCCAATGAGAATAGCTCTTTGGCTGAATCGGTGACAATTAGCCACACGAAGCCATCTTTTGTAATTTTTACGTTGTTCATATTGCTTAGTTGTTATTGATTAATACTTTGCTGTCGTTTGTGCATTCGTACCACTCGCCATCGTGCTTCTCATACCACTCGCCTTCATCTTGCCAGTCCCACTCAGTATAGCAATAGGCCTCGTCGTCGTATGCCTCGTCGAGGTCGGCATATCCAATCTCAATCGCGTAGCGTTCGGCATCATCCTTCTCAATGAAGTACATTAGAGATTCTTCGAATAGGAAACCCTCATTCATGCCTTCGTTAGTCGCGGAGCATATCCGCGCAAATCTTTCGTTGCTCATGGTCTTAAATTATTTGATTATTGGTAAAATTTCGCTGACTAGCTGACGTCCGTATTTTTTCGAGCTCGCCTCGTCTATATAGTGTTTTTTGATTCGGCTGTATCTCGCGGTCTTTTTTGGAATGCTCGCGTACACGATATATCCAGCCGTTTCTTCGTGATTCGTCCACACTTGCACCTGTAACTCGCTCGCGTAGTTTATGCCGCACAAATTCACTTTGGTTGGTTTGTAAAGGTCTAGCGATACATTGCCCAACGTAGTTTGGAAATTGAAATTCTGATACATTGCTTTTTTGTGTTTGGTTATACTTTTTTGATTATTTCGTATTTTGAGAAGGTCTGCTCTATCATTCGCCCGCGTTCGGGGTATATGAACCGAAGCAATAAACCCGACGGCGTTTCCTTGTAACCTTTGAACGTTCCTACTTTGCCGTTGGATAGTAGGCACTGCGTGTTGGTTGATAGTGTCATGGTGTTTAATAGTTTAGAAGGTCTCTTAAATCTCTTTTTGCGAACATTATTTGTTCCTGTATCATGCTGAGTTGAAAACGCGTGCTGTTTACATTGCCTCCGTTGGTCATGAAGCTAGTTGTATACACTTCGCTGTGCTTTTTTTCTAGTGCTTTGATTTTGCGCTTTAGGGCTGAAATTTGCTTTTTCATGTTGTTGTTTTTTATTGTTGTTGAAATTTTAGAAACAGGGAGCGGAATCGAACCGCTCCTTGCACCATTGCCTGTTTAGCAGTCTCTATTTTCTAGCTCTTTTTCAATTAGCTCGATTTCCTTTTTAACCGCTTCTGAAAACGTGTCGCCGTCGTTAAATGCATGGCGATATGAACCCGTGAGCATTTTGTTTATTTCGTTCATACATTCAAGGCGCTCGCACAATTCGAAATCGCTCATAATTTGATAAGTGTTTTTCATATTGCTGTTGTTAAGTGTTTGTTTAATACATTGAAGCTATCAGCTGCTCCGCTTCGCCGTAGCTTTCAAAAAATGTTTCTTCGCCGTCTTCGAAGTTGGTTACTAGATACTCAACGCCGCGCCCTAACATTGAGCATATCGAAATGCCGTTTTCTAGTGCTATATATACATAGCCGCTGTTTGAATTAAAGCCGACATCCATAATTGATTCGCCCGCGCACTCGTCCGCGTATGCTTGAAAACAAACTGCGAGCCCTTGCGCTTCGCAAAATGCGATTGAATCGTTGATTCCGTGAATTTCTAAAGTGTTCATGATGTTGAAATTTTAAGAGTTTATTATTTTATGTATTGAAAAACTTTTTCCGCTGTGTAGTCGCTTTTGATACACTTGTAAACGTTGCTTCCTTCGTTTATAAGTTGAAGTAGTTTAGCTGTTAGTTCTGAGCGCTTGTAACAGCCAAACAAGGCGAACGGGCTTGTGTGTCCCGCAATCATTCCAATAAAATATTGAACTGCGCTTTTGTCGGCGTTGCGCTGGTTTGTTACATAAAGTGCGAATGCTTCGCGCACTTGTTGCGCTGTGTAGCTGTTTAGCTGTGTGAGGTTTTCGGGGGTCATTTTGTTTAATTTTCGGCTAAGGTAGTCTAATTTTTGTCTAAATCAATAGCTTAATGAAATTTAGAATGATTCTAAATAAGAACATTCTCATTTTCAGCGATTTAAGTGAAAAAAATTTTTTTTTGGGGCTCTTTTTTTGTATATTTACGAAGCCAAAATACCCGGAATGAACAGGTATTTTTTGACGAGTCCAAACAGCCAAACGCGGGCAAATAGTCGAAAGCTTTGCTCGATTTTCACAAAGGTAAAAGAGACAGGAAACAAGGGAAGGAGGGAAGAAAGGAAGCAAGCCGAAAGGGTAACCCCTCACGCGGGCAAATTTGCAACGGACAGCCCAAACACATAAGAGAGAGTTAAGAGAATAAGTAAAGAGCAATAAAAGCACTCATGCGCGCACACGCATTCGGCAAACTCAATTTGAGGTTACCCCAACAAAAGAAACCCCGCACCCGCACAACTGCAAGGAAGCCCAATAAAAGCGGGCAATCTACGCGGGCGGCATATATGGTCGGCGGGCTGTTTGCATGCCTTTAAACGGGCTGAAATGCCTATTTGGAATCATTCTAAATAAGAGTGTGCGGTCTGGATGTGAAACAATATCTACCCCGCGCACCCCTCCAAACGGGCAAATACTGCATGAAATACCCCGAAAAGGTCTGGCATAAATACGCCACGCATGGGACGCGAAATATAACGTGCTGACTATCAATGCAAAAGTGCGGTTCGCCCACGCGGTGGAGACAAAAGACCCGCGGCATGGACAGGGGTGGCAAGATAGGCACCCCACCCCGTTTGCCAAGTCGACTTCGGGTCGGGCAGGGGGCGGTGGCCGTGTGGGGGGTGACCCCAACCAATATGAGTTTATGAATTATTCACCCCCACCAGGATGAGTTTGTAAAACGCGTACTACAACCATGATGGGTTTATAGTTTATTACCCCCACTATGATGAGTTTACAACCAGCATGAGTTTTCAGAATTTGTTGGATATTTCATAACTCCATGTATATTTGTAAAAAAAAGGCTATGTTATACGCTTCAGAGGAATATATGGACAACATGAATGGCATTAGTTACGTCAGTCAGTTTTTGAAGAAGAGAAAGAAGAAGGGCGAGGGTTCTAAGGACGAGGTTACTTGCGGAAGGGATGGCGATAAGGCTTGTGGTGAGGAGCGTGGTGAGGTTCGCCAGGGCGGAGATGTAAAGGAAGGCAAGACGTCGTCTGGTTCAAGTGGCGAGAAAAACGAGGTCTTGACTCAAAAGCAAGCAGCCAAGAGAAAGAAGGAGTTTGAGGAGTTTCGTGAGAAGGAGAAAAAAAGACTGGAGAAGAACTCTGCATTTCAAATAGACAGAAGCAAGGCATAAGGCATGGCAAAGTCACTAGGAAACGGTCAGAAGACCACGTTTGGCAAGCGCAAGGAGGGGAAGCCCTTTAAGCGTAAGTCGCCAATGGACAAGAATGTAAAACCATCAAGAGGACAGGGATGAAAGCAAGGGCAGGACTATACGCAAACATTCACGCCAAACGCAAGCGAATAGCTGAGGGATCAGGCGAGAAGATGAGGAAGCCCGGAAGCAAGGGCGCACCTAAGTTGAAGGACTTCATCAAGTCCAAGCTGACTGCTAAAAAGAAAAAATAAAAAAAAATAAAAAATGGTTAAGGCATATACACTGCAAGACAAGATTGTACAACAGGGGTTCAACGACTTCGAGTCGTTTGTTGGCCTGGTGTTTAAAAAAGATGACGGAGACTCGACTAAGCGGTCGTCTCTTAACGAGCTACAGGCGTCCGGTGCCACACAGATAAATGTCGGACAGGTTGCTGCCGCTATATGTGACGACAACAGTCTCTATGACACGTATGGGGTCACGGAGTTGATGTTGTCTGACCCAGACGTTTCACCCGTCTTAAGCAGGGTGATGAACGCATGGGCTGCTGTTGGTAAGACGCAGTACGTTGTTATCAGGAGGCTTGACTCCTTCCCTGTAATCGACCCTTCGAGCCCGTTGGTTCCGGTGGCTGTCTGTTACAAGGTAGTTGTTGACGCGTACCTGGCACCTGTTGCACCATAAAAAAGTAAAATCTTAATTCAATCAATATGAAAAAGACTCAAAACATGCCAGGTAAGCCAATGACGCCAAATCAAAAAAAGGCGTTGGCACTTAAAGAAAAGTCAAAGACTCCAATGCCAAAATTTAAGAAGTAATGGCAAAGACAGCGGCATGGCAACGTAAGGAGGGCAAGAACCCGGAAGGCGGACTAAACGCCAAGGGCCGTGCCTCGTATAAGCGTGAAACCGGAGGCACACTGAAGCCCCCAGTGTCGGCCAAGCAGGCAAAGAAGTCTCCCAAGGCCGCTGCCCGAAGAAAGTCGTTCTGTGCAAGAATGAGCGGAATGCCAGGCCCGATGAAGAAGCCTAATGGCAAGCCAACTCGGAAGGCGTTAGCCCTCCGCAAGTGGGACTGCTAGAAAAAACACGGTCTCGTGTGGGGGACCGTTGTAGTTACGAATAAAGCCGGGGTAATACCCGGTTTTTTTATTCGTCAGACTTTTCAACGATCCTAACGACGGCATACACCCCAAGATATAGGGCCACCATGGCGATTGTTCCTTGGATAAAGGGATCCATTACTTTCTGTCTGTTTTTCTAATCATTCGTACCCCTAGCCAGATCAGGGCGACATACATCGCAAGGGCTATTATACCGTATACAGAATTGTCCATATTAAAAGGATTATTGAGGTTGTCATGAAAATGTAATAACCAAGGATAAAGTAGTCTGGCTTTCGAAGCTCCCGATCGACCATTCGGAGCATTTTTCTTACATTAGACTTACACATAGGATGAGGAGGTAATAAAATCCGACGCCGACGGCGATCATGATTAGGTAAGGTAAAAGGGTTTCAATTTCTTTGTTAGAAAGGATACCCAACAATTTGTTTTTTAGCTTCATCTTCGTTATTGTTTGACCATAAATCTTTGGCTACATCAAGTAGCGAATTGAAGTTGTTTGACACGTATTGTGCCTCCACCTCGCAGCCCCATGGTGTTCCACTTGGACTAAGTAGCTCGTAGCTTACACCGGTTTCGGTGCTGTAGGTGTAGTAATCAACTTGTGCTTGGTAAATTGCAATGTGATCGGTTGGACCATTGTCGTGCCACCTTGAGATTGCATATACCTTCGACCCAATTGGGTAGGCTTGGAACGTCACTTGAGTTTGTGCGCCCTCTTGTGTTTTTGCTTTTTTCATTTCGTTTATTTCGTTTATTCTTGTAACAAAAAAGGTAAAAATTTGTTACAGTTAGTAGCCAGGGCAGGACTCGAACCTGTAAGTTTTTAGTTTAACGTCTAAAACACCTCGTAAGGCAAAAATTCCATTGCGTCTACCATTCCGCCACCTGACTATGTTGAGGGTGAGAAGTCCTCTGTGTTGTGTCATAACTGGATGACCTACCAACTAATTCCTTTCTCAAGGGAACAACACTTTGTAGCTCGTCTTTCCGAGCTGTCACCCACTTTGAAGCCTCTAGGTTTTCGTTCCTGTCAGGGTGAGGCAATTAACCACATTGTGGCTGTAGTCAGGACAGGATTCGAACCTGTATCAATGCAGAGAGCGACTCCACAGCGTCACCGTTGCGCCACCTGACTAATCAAAACTACCACGTAAGTGTGCTGTTCTAATGGGAAGCATCGTGGTATTTAGTCACAATTCTTCAAATTTATGAGACTAAGCTTCATTCTTCCCCTCAACGCCACGCTTGATTCTGTTGGCGGTACGAGCGGTTTGCCAGTGAATTGCTTCTTCGATCTTTGTAATCGTGAGCGCATTTTCACGGCATGGAAACGCTTCGTTCAAGCTTTCGAAAAGACACTTCACATACTCCAGCATATCAACTACTTGTACGCCGTTCACACCAACCTCACCGATTGGATCCGACTGAATAGTAAAAGATACTACAGGAGCGATACCCTTTATATCTTCTTCGTTTTCAATAAAAATAAAATCTTTTGCTTTTTCTGGCATCTTGTTCAATGCCTTGGTTACATGTCTCATATTGGTTTGTTTTAAATTACATTTTCATAATCTTTTTTAGATAAAGCGCCAGATCAAGCGCCTCCTCGTATGCGTGTTGGATCCACTCCTTGTGACTTAGGTCATTTCTGTCCATTGTCTGCTTGTATTCCGAGTATCCCTTCTTCTCACGCATGATCATGTCTACAATCACCTCGTTGAGTAGTTCTGAGGCGTATTTTATCGGCTTATCGTCGCTTGTATGTCCCATCGGTAGCTTAACCAGTTTTGTTCTTTACCCATTAGTTTATCGAGCTTGAAGCAGTCGTTCAGAGCCTTTGTTTTGGCTTGTTCTGGACTCTTTGCTTTAGCTTTAGCGTTGTGGACCAGCTTGTCCCCATCCCAAATTGTGATCACGTAGTTATTCATGTATTCCGTAGGTTGAGTTTACCCAAACCTTCACCTGGTCGCTTTCAAAGTGTCTGATATGACCGCCGTCGAGAAGCACAACTGTTATTTCGTCGTTTTCATACATCCCGCCGGGGTTAATGTACAGGATGTATCCGTCACCGAGTGGTGTTGTTACCGGGATCGGGTATGGAGGAAAGCTCATCATTGCACAGGTTCAGTAGTTGTTGGATTTCCTGCTGCCTCATTTTCCTCAACGTCGGAAGGTTCTTCATTATTATCTGCATCACCTCCATCTTCTTGCTCGGATGAGCTGTCTTCAGCTGTTCCGCCAGATACTCCGTCAGCGCTTGCTTGGTTCTTTTCATCTATTTGTCGTTTTATATCATCAACTCCGGTGTTTATCAAGGCCCAATACTCTACGGGCAGGGTTGCAAGGTTTTGAAGGGTGACTTCCATCAGTTCTACCGCGTTTAAATACGCCTCACCGCCCTGCACGTTCCCCAAAACGCCGTATATCGGCATCAGCTCACGTTCTAACTTGGCAACTAGGTTCTTTGAGTGCATCTTGAGGTCTTGTCGGAAGAACTTCAGCTCAACACATTCGTCGTGGCACTGCGCGTAGATTTGCTGTGCTGCTAATGCGGTCACTACCAACCGTCTTTTCTTTTCTTGTTCGTTCATTTCGTTTATTTGTGCAAATATATGCCACGCAAGTCAATTTGCAAGAAAATTAACATTAATTTGCGCTAAATGTGAAGCTCATGTCGCTCATGATTATGTCGTCCACCTCCTCCATCGACAATCCTACGATAAAATCATCCCCTCCGGAGCTTACCATGCATAGATTCTTGTAGTTTAGGTAAGGGCGGACGTTATCAATGCTGTAGAAGATGGCTGCCTCACACTCAAACTTGTCTGGAGTCACCCCGACAAGGTCGGCAAGCCTCTTCTCGTCGTTGTCAATAACTATGGGAAGTATGACTCTCAGCATATTAGTCCAAATTTACTCGTCTATAACCAAGTGTCCACAGGAATTCAGATATTTTTCTCCCATATTCTTCAACATGGCTTTCCTCCCAGTGCTTGAACTCGTGGTGCAAGTATTCGTGGATGGCAACCTCCAGATGTTCCTTGGCGGGAAGGCGTGGGTCGATCTCGATAAGACCGTCCTCATGGTAAAGGCCACGCGCCTTTTCCCTGCCTAGCTTCCTGTATTTGATTCTGAACTCTTCCATTGCACATCCGATTATGCAAAATACAGAAAAAAACGCACACGTTCTGTAACAAAAACGTGCATAAAAATGTTACGAAAAATGTCAAGTTAACCGAGTTGAAAACTTGACATTTACTTAATCTTTCCGTTCACGATTCGGTAGTTTGTAACCTCAAACTCCTCATTATCAAACACTTTCACGTGCGCGAAGCCGTGAGTAAACTTGTTGATCGGCATGTAGTCGGGGTGAAGCTCACACAAACAAGCTACCGACCAACATGTTGTCACCTTCCCGTTGATGTTTGGCTCGGTATGCTCCGAGGTCTGGTGGTGGTGTCCGCAGATTGCGTTGTCCTTGGCCCGGAGATATAAACCACGGGCGATGTTCACCGGGCTGAACATGCTTGACCCAAACTCGTGGCCGTGAAGTGCTATTAGCTTGCCCATTTTTACAAGCTGCTTGTCTGGGATGAAGTTGATGTTGAGCTGCTTGAGATGCAGGATGGATTCCAAGGAAAATTCTTCAATTCCAACTAGATCGGACGCGTTGTTGATCAGATAGTGGTCCCAACGAATGTCGTGGTTTCCTGCTTTGAAGTATATTGCCTGAGTAGGAAACAATTTCCGCAGCGTGTAGAGGAAGTCCCTTGCCATATAGATTTCAGAGGCGAGGTCTCTCTTGCGTGGGTCTTTTTGGAAGCGGCTGATTGCGTAGAAGTCGATGAGGTCCCCATTGATGTAGATCGTGTTGACCTCATTTTCGAGTCCGTACTTGAGCGCCGCTGTGAGAGCAGGGATGTTGTGATATGGTACGTGAATGTCGGTGAGAAATAGGATATCATTGTGGTTAACTGGGAATTTATATGGGCTGTATTTTTTTTCCTTTGAGTCAGGCAACCCTAGTGGGTTACTGTCGGGAATCAGCTCATTAATGATATCCTCGAATGCGTTTGCGATGACCTGCGGGTTCACCCGCGCCTTCTTTGCTGGTTCTGCTTTGTTGTTCTTCTTCCAGGCAAGAAACTGTCGTTTAAAAGACTCAAGCGTGATCCCGGACGTTACGTTATCATACTCTAATTCAATCTTTTTGCTTTGACTAAGGTCTCGCGTGTCGTTTAAGATGTTGCGATAGTTCTGTACGTTGTTTTTCATTAAGGTAGATATTTGCAAATATAATGAGTATCACCACGAAAGCAAAAACCGCCTCGCTTAGGAGACGGTTTTCACAAACGAAATGAATAAAACAAACTGAACTTGCGCTATAAAAGCACAACTCAGCAAATGTATCGACAAACAATTTAGTTTGCTCACTTTCTTTTGATTACGATGACTTTATGCTTCTTTTCGTTATCATCGCTCTGCACCTTTATCTTCCTCCACATGTAATACTTAATTGGAAGGATGGATGCCACGATCAGAAACGAAGCAATCGCGCTTGGGTAGTTTTTCTCCCAAAGGGAAACTACAAACGCGATGACGAACGCAAACAGGAATGCTGTAAGTGTGATGTTGGGTAACTCCAACATGTAGGCTGGGAATGATTTTTTTAGTTCCAAAATATAAATTGTGATTTTTCGACTTTTTGATTCCTCATGATTACCAGTGTGGCAGGTACGCAAATATACATTATTTTTTCTTCGCCGTCCTCACACACATTGTATGGCACGTACATGATAGACTCAATGGTGTCCATTAGGAAATTGTTTCAAACTTTAGCTTGTCGTACTCTTCAAGGTCGATGATTTTACCATCAAACTTTCCGCGATACGTGCAGTCTATCACCTCAGCGTACCCCTCGCTGTTCCAAGCAAGAGCCATCGCCTTGATGTGCTTCTTCACGCTGTCGATCGTGTTCAACACCTCAGACGTCTGAAGTATTTCATTGTTATCTCCAACAGTACGGACCCGGTACGCGTTGACCTTCTGTCCGTCTACTGTGCGCTTTGCGTCTTTTATTTCAATTCTGCCCATCTTCTATTTTTTTAAGTTCGTTAAAGTGTCCGCTGATCCAAAGGTACATATCTTTCCCCGTAAGCTCGTACAATCTTATGTTGATTAGCTTCATTAGGGACTTGTCACGGTCATATTTTTTCTTCGGCTTATGAACACCCGCCTTGGGGTATTCCATGTCGTCAGTGAGGAGCTTATGCCTCAGATTCCGAAGGTGCTGCAACTCGCTCTGGTCTGACGGTGTAGGCGGTAAGTATATCGGGATTCCGTTCATTGAAAAAGTCTAATAAAAGTTCTTGTCTTGTTTGGTCTAGGTCGGCAATGAAGTGACGTATCTTTTTTCTTCTTGCCGCGTTGTAGTCGTAGTCAACCTTTAGTGTTTTCAAGGCGTGAGAAACCGTTGCATGGTCCCTTTCAACAAGCCTGGCGACGTCCATAAGGCTTTTTGTAGTACACACCCTTACGGTTGTCATGAACATCTGCCGGGCAAATACTACGTCTCTAAACTTTCTCTTGCCCTTGATGTCTGCCACGGGTACATGGAAGTGTCTTCCAACCTTCTCTAACAACTCGTTTTCTTGTGCGTCTTCTACCTTGTGTAGGTACTCGTAAATCTTTGTGAACTCGGCCCGGTTTTGACTTGGGACCACGTTTATTAAGTCTTTGAATGTATATCTCATGTTCGTTTGTTTAAAGCCGTGGCGGGTTTACCTGCGTTTATCCCCCGCCACGACTCTTGGTTAAGATTAGAATGGCAAGTCGTCTCCAGGGTCCTCGGTTATGTCGGCAGCTCCGTATGAGTCTAGTTTCTTTACGGAACTCACAGCCTTGACCTGTGGAAGGAAGATGTCGTTGAGGTGCTTCTCAAAAAACTCTTGGCGTTCTGAGTCGTCCCATACAACCTGACCCTTCACCTTGATCTGCTTCATCTCAGGCATATTGCCAGGGTTGTCTTTTGTCCAGCCCCACTTAATGTCCTCTTGGCCATGGCGCAGATAAAGCATTGTGCGAGTCTTTCCGTCGATCTCCTTAGACCATGGGGTAAGAGTAATTTCTTTCCCGGCGTCGATGTTAGGCATTGATAAAAAGAATCCTGACGAGTAGCGTGATGACCAAGGCATTTGGATTTGATACTCTTCTCCTCCATCCTTTAGAACTATGCAGAGCTGGTCTCCATATCCTTTTTCGGATACGCGTTTGAACACGTCTACGATGTAGCCAGATAGCGAAGCAAATCGCTGCTCGTACCACACACTTGTGCCGTCCTTGCTGTTACACTTAATTGAGCCAGCTGTGCCTTCCGGAACTCGCTTGGCAATCTTACCGTTAGATATACTAAGGTAAGTGCGGTTTGATGAACCCTCTTGATTTAATCCCATAATTTTTATGATTAATTAATTGGTTATATTCGCAAATGTAGCATATATGTTTCTTTTGTGCAAGAAAAAAACTGTTAAATTTATACCCGATATGGTTTTTTTCGTCATTCCCAATCCTCCCTATACCCGTTCGGGTGTCCTGGCTCCTCATTCCATTCCTTTGCGTCTTTAGAGTCTGTCCAGTTTCTGTTTGGTCTTATCACGGAAGGCTTCGGCTCTTCGATGTTAGACTGAACGAATTTACCCTCGATCGCCCGTTGAAGGTAATCGACGCCCTCGAACGTAAACCTGCGGGTAGACCTTACAAGCTCAAAGTCAAAGAATCCCTTTATCCCAACGATCTTTTGTCTGCGGATCTTCTTGGAGTGAAACTCACACAGCGGACTTTCGGGAGCCGTCTGAGCAACAGGTCTGTGGTAGATAATAATATTATCAGCCTTATTGTTCCACATAGCGCCATCAGCAAGGTCAAACACCTCCGGGCATGGGTAGTTTCCGTCGTCTCCCTTCCTCATCTTGTGCGGATGGACCACGATGTCGAAGTACACGTTGTTCTTCCTTGCAAACCTTGTGCAGTCAGATAGAAATGTCTCAAGGTACTTGTCGCTACGCCCACCGCCCTTGCTATAGTCGTTTGCCATTTGGTTGAATGGGTCGATTACCACGCGGTCGATTCCATGTTTAATAATCATGCTTAGGAAAACTTCTTTCACGTAGTCAGGAGTCGGGCTTACGTTCTTTGGATACACCATGAAGATGTGTTTGCCAATCATATCATACACCTTCTTGTACGCATCGTAACTTGGTCTGTGGTAGTTGTTGGGTGTGCAATCCTTCCCGAAGTAAATTTCGACCAGATCATGATAGAACTGTTCAGCAGGCAACTCCTCAGGGGTGAAGATGGCAACCTTCTCTCCAAACTTTACCATGCGGAATATCATCTCCCATTTCATGAACGATGACTTACCATAGTTTCCAATTCCGGAAACAATTGTTAATTCTCCCTTGACTCTTTTGAAGTGTTTGTCTAGAAGCGGAACGCCAAGCGGCATGGCTGCCTGATAGCCCTTGTGGTAAATCTCAGACGCCTGTTCGAATACCTCTTCAGCGTAAATGACATCTTCTGCGGCGATATTCTCCGCATCTTCTGCGGTGATTACGATATTAATCTCCGCATTTGTAGACTTGGATACAAGCTGATCCTTAGTAAACTCGGCGGTATTCCACTGATTCATGTTGGCCCGGTACGCGCTGCGGATGGCTTGCCTGCATTCCTTTTGGCTAAAGCTAGAGTTTGGAGTAACGTAGGTCATTATTAGGTTGTAGCAGGTCTCCTCAATCATCCCAAACCGGCAACAACTAGCAGCCAACTTGAACACGAAGTGATTCCTCTCCCCTTCACGGAACGCATCACCCTTGGATGTCATCCACGTCAGAAGGTTTTGGAATATCTTGTCGTCGTCGTTTATGGTTTCAGTAGTTGTCTGTTGTGGCAACCTTCTGTCTTCCTTTTTTACAGGCAGCTTTGTGTATGTTTCGGCGTTTTCGTTATACCAAAGATTGGTATCATACGACTCAAAGCATAGGCGGGAAACATTTCTACCAGTCTTGTCAATGTCGGGCATCTCTTCCATTAGTGCATCAAAGTGTTCCTTGTGCTTGGTTTTCCACTCAATTTGGACGAGCGCTTTTAAGCCCTTTCCTGAGGGTGATTCCCAGACAGCGGTAATATACCTCACCGAACACAATTCGCTTCGTTTTTGGGCCATATCCGCAACGTTATCGAAGTCCAACACGATGTATCCGGAGTGTTCGAGCAGCTCAGAGTCTTTTCTTTTGGAAAAGGTGCCACTGAAACAAACTGCTGGAAGTTTCTTTTTTAACTCGTCCGCCTCTTTCTTGGTCTTGGCTTCCCTCGCCTTCTCAACAAGTGCCTTTGACTTTCCAGTCCTAATTCGTTCAAGTGCGCCCAGTACACTAATTGTGTGTCCTTGCAGGTCATTGAAGTCTTTGTAGATGGATACCTTACCATTTATTCCTTGGGTCATTTGGGTCATAATTGTAGTTAGTTTGTTTTGTATTTGTATTCGTATTCGTTGTTTCGTCTTCCCATCTTCTGTCGCGAAGATATCGTATCGGGTCCTTCCAGTATTTGCGCTCGCGACCATTCTTGTGGTTTCCCATGCCTTCTACTGCTAGGGTTCGGTCCTCATCAGATAGTTTATTCCAAACAGCAAGGGTTTGTTTCTTATCCACCTTCTTGTCATACATCAACCAAAACTGCTCGAAAGAATACTTACTTTCTTCTTTTACTTTATTCTTTTTATTATGTGAGCATTCCTGAGCAGGGGTATGCTCATTTTTGAGCAGGGGGTATGCAGGTTTTTGAGCAGGGGTATGATCAAAAAACTCATCTTCTTCATTTTCAGACATTGGTATTTCGGGAGTAACCGTTCTGCTCAAAATATCAGCATCTGGATTTATCGTTAAACATCTTACCTCAACCTCATTTCGATTATTGAGTTTAACTATTCTCCCCAAAACACCCTTCTGTTCGAGGTCGGCAATTACGCGACGAACACTATGCTTGGATATACCAAGGCACTCACCCAGGTAATGGTTTGAAGCGAAACAATAACCTTTGATGTTTGATAGATTTGATATGACACCTATGAGTAATTTCTCAGTAGATGACAATTCCTTGCTAAGCAGCACACTTGCAGGGATAATTGAATATTGATTGTGCATAAGATAAAAAAAGCTCGCAAGAACCACTTTGCGAGCTTTTGAGTTGGTTATGATTTGTAACCACCTTCCAACCCTAGTTTACTGTGGTTCGTTAGCAAACGAGGGGTGAAATATTTTGGCAAACATAAAACAACCACGCGAGGTTGTCAAGTATTTTCTTCATTATTTTTTATGTGCCACATTTCACAGTCCCAGCACATAAACACCTGTTGGTCGTAATCGCAATGATCCTGAGCCTCCTTTCGGGTCTTGTAACACCGTTTGCCACATCCGTAAATAGAGTTCTTAATCATCAGATAGATAGATACAATAGTTAAGATAATTGAGAGGATAAACATATTGCAAATCTACGTTGTTTAGTACTATTTCCAAGCAATAATTTGACACCGTGTTGTTTTTGAGTATATTTGCAGCATGACGAAATTGAGACCACCAGATGGGCGTGTCTTTGTGACCATTGACAAGAGACAGCCAAAGCAAATAGACGTAACCATAACGGCGGTAGGAAACGGGGTTGAACTAGAGGTCGGCCAGAAAGCTTGCGTTATAGGTAAAGTTGAAAAAATTGAATTGCAAGACACGGAGGTTTACTCCGTGCATGAACGAAACATTGCATTTTTATATGAATAAGACAGACAACTGGAAAAGGGCCATATCAATCGTTAACCGTATGCTTGACGACAAGATTGAGATATACGAGGTGATGAAAATATTCACACCTATGGCTACATCCGCGCGGAGAAAACTGCTTTACTGTGACCCAAACATTACAGCGGATGACTTGGATCAGGTTGAGAAGGCCATCGTAAGATACAACAGCACGTTAGAAGAAATGGGAAAAACACAGGTAGAGACCCGAATAAAACGGTCAATGTATTTCCAAAAACTGAAGGAGCATTATGATAAGGACAAAGACAAAAAGTAACTACTACAGGATCATAGAGGTTTACAACTACTACATCGAGCGGGAGAACACCGACATGAAGGATGTAGAGAAGCTGATGAGTAATTGGGACGCCATAAACCTGTTTGGAACATATTCATCCCTGCGCCGGGGCGTGAATAAAATCAAGAGACGTATGCCGGTTGGAAAGAAGAACTTCGAAACCCAAAAGCAACTTTTTGAAATTTACAAGAAGACACTCTAATGAACTTTGAAGACATTGAAATAAACAGACTAAGACTTCTAAACGGAGAGTGTTTGGTCGAGATACACAGCATGGTTGAGAATGAGGTAGTCTTTAACGGTGGTAAATTGAAAATAGTTACTAGCGTAAAGGATCACATAGAAGACTTTGCTCCAAGCGAGCTTATATCCACTCTTGAGGCATTGAAAAAGTCAAACTACAAGGACCAAAATGCTAAGAAGGAGTATATGAAGATGATGGTTTCTCAAAAAAAGCAGGCTGACCCAAACAAGATAGACCACGAAGCGAAACAAGCTGTCCGTAGAGGAAAGATTGTAAGGTTGCCAGAACGAGAACTTGGCGATAGCGGATGGGACTTTAACTGCGAGTTTGATGGCGTTGTTGGAGACGAGGTTTGGTTTGACTCTTCTTACTCTAGAGAAAGACTTGAAGAGAAGGAAGGTGGAATTATAATCGGAGACAAGACCTATCTCCTAATACCAGCTAGATCGATATTCGCGGCCAAAAGAGGTGATGAGATATTTAGTTTGAATGGGTATATAATTGGAAAAAGGCTTCCAAATGACAGAACCTATGGATCTTTATTCTTGCCGGAGTCTAATATAGCAAGGGTAATGGTAGATGTTGTTCCGTCTAGAACCCCAAAGTACAAGGATGCTCAATTTTGGACTAACACGGACGTTAAAAAAGGCGACGTTGTATGTTTAAAAGAAGTTTTTGCTATTAAGCTAGACTCAACGCTTGCAAACACAACCGATCTTGTAAGATTCCAGTCCCGCGTAATACTTGCAATCGAAGAATGATAAAACTAGACTTTAGTAAAATATCCTACAACATTGAAGGCATCCCGGATGACGAGTCGGTCGTATACCGCTTCTCGGACCTGGCCAGTCAAGCCCATATTCTCGACAGGTCTGACGACCTTCCTGAGGGGGTTAGCGCCGACAAAATTGTTCGATATCTCATATATATGTTCGCTCCAGGTACACCTGTAAAAGATGCGTATCCGGACATCAACCAGCGCAAGCGATATACTTTGAACAAACTGAATATCATGGTTGATGACACGGATTCGGAGGACGGGTACGCTCAGCTCTGCATGATGAATGTGGACTGGGCGGTGGAGCGGTACATTACGTTCACCCGCCTGCAATGCTCGGAGGACTACTCGATCATGAGTACAGCCGACATTCGAATCTCGGCGCTTCAGAGGGCCTTGTTGACACAGCCTGTGGACAGATCGAACGACGATAAAAACTTCCAGGCGGGTCTTGAGAGTTGGCGTCAAACACTTGTGGATGCCCGTAGTCGAATAATGAACGACGAGGTGAGCATTACGTTACAGAAAGCAATCACGTTCTCAGTTCGGGCGGAGAACTTAGGAATACAACCCGAACACTACGCTAGAGTTTGGCGTGAAAAGAAAGAGATATTCCCGGAGGTAATACCATGAAGTACGAATACGAAGAGGAGGATAAATTTGTTTCATTCCACGAGGATGACGACGAGTTGGATACAATCCGAATCCCTCTCCCGCGCCTTGAGGAGTGGTATTCACATCACCTCAAGCGTGAAGTTACAAGAGAGGAGGCGTTTACATATGTTGACGGATATGGTTTGGACCCAAGGGAACAGAAGTTTACTTATCAGGAAGTGCCTGAGAAAATAAAACTTATCTACGAGGTTGTGTTCAATAAGAAACACGCAACCAACAAGTCTAAATACAAAGAGGTTGGTGACGTAAGACTTGAGGACATCTACGAAGAGATTGAATCAAACCAGAAGTACTACGCCATGGAGATTGAGTGGATTAAACTCCAAATCAAGCGTAGATACGTTGGTTACTGGTGTTTCATTAAAGGGAAACCCACCTACATCAACGGGGCAAACTATTTCTTCCTAAACTTTTGGACGGTAAAGAATTTCGGTAAGAACAACAACAGGCCCGACTACAGGGACTACCAGCGTAAGATGTTTCACCTGTTCATGTACGCCTACTCCACAGAGGATGCGTTCTACAAGCACAAGGTAATATATCGCGAAGAAGGAACGGTGAAGACAAAGTACTCAAACCAAGACGTGAAAAACGTGGTTGACGAGATGAACGAGATGGGGGTGGAGTATTTCATGGAGCCAAACGTCAACATCACTGTTAAGAAGGGGAAGCGCACCGTGCATGGGATAAACTTCGTATCCGGGCGTCGTATTGCAAAGACAGCTATTGCTTGTTGCTTCTGTACATGGGGGACACTTAACATGCCCGACCAAACCTTCATCATCCAAGCGATGAACGAGGACCAGGCGGTCAACAAGATATTCATAAAACAAATTCAAACACCTGTAAGCAAACTTCCATTCTTCTTTCGACCGTACTATCGCGGAAGAATAGAAGCAAAGGAGGGTTTGCGTTTTCAGTATGAGGGAGCAATCGCATCAGCAGCAAGGGCAGGAATTGTCCCAGAACAAATGGAGTGCTTCATCACGCCGCTCCCTTCGACGGAGAAAGCGGCGGATGGAGAAGCGGAGATCGCTTTTGTCTACCGTGACGAGCCAGCGAAGAAAACGGATGCGAAGGCGGCGGACCAAAACATCCCGACGTGGTGGTACAACACGATGAAGCCCGCCATCGAGCGCGGGGAAAACATTCGTGGATTCTGCATCATGCCATCTACAGTAGGTGACATGGACACAGGGGGTGGAGCGCAGTTCTTTGATATTGCCAACGACTCGCACTTCTCTGATCGTAACGAGAACGGAACTACTCCGTCTGGACTCATCAACTTCTTCTTGCCGGGTTACTACGCGGTAGAGGGATACATTGACGAGTATGGGGCAAGTATTATTGACGACCCGAAGGAACCTGTAATGTCTAACGAGGGTAAGTGGATTACCAAGGGAGCTAAGTCGTATCTTTTGAACCAAGCTGACTACTTCGAGCGTAAGAGGGAGTGGCAGAAGCTGATTAAGTTACAGCAGAACTTCCCAATGAGTTGGAAACAGGCGTTTGCTGTTATCCCCAAGGACATGGGTATGCCTATTGAGAAGATGCGCGACAGGATATCTGAACTCAAGTTCTCTCGCACCCCGATTACAACGAAGATCAACTTTAAGTGGGCGGGAGACAAGTTTGGAAGCGAGGTGTATGTAGAAAACGATTCAAGGGGTAGCTGGACCATGAGTTACCTTCCCCCCAATGAGATGCGTAACAGGAAAACAGTTGTCACACCTGAAGAGGGATATATTCCCCCAAAAGACAAAGGTGTAATTTACGCTCCCGATCCATCGGTGATGAACAAGTTTTTCCTTTGTTGTGACCCGGTAAAGTTCCATAAAAGAAATACTGTAGGTAAAAAGAAATCAAACGCTGCTGCCGCTGTGTTTTACAAAAGGGATAGCCAAGTAGATCCTGACAACAAGCCTAGGAATGAATGGGTGAGTAATGATTGGGTTTTAATTTATAATCGTCAAACAGAAGACAAGGCCGAGTACCATGAAGAGTGGCTAAAGGCGGCTGTGTTCCTCGGAGCCTACGTCTACCCCGAATGGCCAGATGGAGAGGCGCTTGTTGAATACTTTAGAGATAACGGGTTTGATGGATACCTTTTGAAGGACGTAGGTTCTGACGGAAAGCAAGACTCAAGGCCAGGTGTTTGGGCGGGTGAGTCTGAGAAGAACGAAATGGCCGGAGACATCATGACTTTCTTTAACAACAATGTTAAGTACGTGAAGATGTGGGAGATAGTCGAGGAGTGGAGTCAGATGCGGGGCATTGATGACTTAACAAACCACGACTTGTGTGCCGCTACGGGTTGGTGCATGAGGGCCATAAAGAGCCGGATGCCCGACCTTTACAAGGAGGCTTACCAACCGATAGAGGTGCAGGGAGGGTTTTCGTTTTTCGAAATAGATTGATTGTTTTCAGTTATTTATGAGAAAATTTTATACATTTGTGGTTGTTTACTTAAATTTGTAAGATATGATACTACCTCAGTTGGCTGGGGGGGTCTTGTTCCCCGAAGACAATATTCCTGAAGTGGATAAGTTGAAGCCAGACTTTGGCTTACGATGCGGAAGAGCTTTGTATTCTCGATATTGTTCGGGCGGTGCATATTTTTCTTTCAATCAGCTATCAGAAATGCAGGACACCCGCAACTACGGATCCGGCATTCAAAATAACGAGAAGTATAAGAACTGGTTTTCAAATGGTTCCCCAATAGGGAACAAGTCAACAGGCGGGGCCGAGAGTGGTCCTTCGACTAAAGGAATGAGCAAGGCGCAGAGAAAGGCGATGGCTAACATAAGCTACGACATTTTCTCTCCAATGAAAAAACTGACCAATGTTCTTCTATCAATTCTTGCAGATAACGATTATAAACTTGATTGTGTTTCTCTTGATAAAACTATCATCAATAAAAAGAAGCACGAGAAAAATGATATCTACGCTAAAGCGAATTTTACAAATCCGTTAATGCGTGAGCTTGGACTACCAGAGTTCAAATTGCCGTTTGTGCCAAAGGACGAGAACATGCTAGAGATGGCTGACCGTCTTGGTTTTTTCAAAACCAAATATGAAGTTGCTTTGGAGAAACTAGCTGAGGCTGGTTTTCGTTCTTCTAACTGGAGTTCGATGCGTAATGAAATAAATCGTGACGCTATCGACTACCACTTCCGGGCGGCAAAGATTTACAATGACCCAATCACAGGACAGGTAAAGGTTAAGTACATTGACCCTGCTCGTCTTGTAATGCTTTGGAACGAGGACAATCAAGACGAGCCTGTTGCTATTGGCCACATTGAGATTGAAACCGTTCAGTCGATATACCCAAAACTAATTGAGGCGGGCTTTGATGAGAAGCAGATTCAGGCCATGGCTAAGTCATATGTTCCGTATCAAACAGACGCTTCAATGATTCCCGTGTGGGCATTTGAGCGTAAGGATCAGACCACAAACCGTTGGGTGTGGATGGATTTCAAGGTTTATGTGTTGAAGTTTGAGTATCTTTCTACTGACTACAAGCAGTATGTAGAAAGAACAAACAAGCAGGGATACGCTTCATTTCTTCGCAATAATAAGCCGGTAGAGGAAAAGAAAAAGAATCCTAACGACACCTACGAAGAGGTGTCTTGTAACTATTGGTACGAGGGTTCATACATCATATCAGGAACCGGTCTTGACCGAATCTACGACTGGAAGAAAAAGCCTAACCAGATGCAGAAGGGACTCACTCCGATGAGTTCTTATGTTATCGACCGCATACAGGGACAATCACCCACGCGAAGCGTTAGAGGATTGCTTGACGACTTAATGTTCGCCATCCTTAAACTTCGAGCTGCTGTATGGGCCGCTGCACCTAAGGGATATCGAATTGACGTGGGTGAGGCCGCCAACATCAAGATTGGCGGGGTAGAATACGATTTGTTTGATCTTGTACACGTACATCGTCAGAATGGTATTCAAGTTGTTGCCACCAAGTTCAATGCGGCAACAGGTAAGTACGTTTCTCAACCACTTACTGAAATGGACAACGGCTTAGGTCCACAGGGGGCTGAATGGATTCAGCAAATTGCCAACTTGCAGATGATGATCAAGGACACCATGGGTATCCCTGACGCCATGGCCGCAAGCCCAGACCAAAGCGCGGAAAGACTTGTTGGCGTAATGGAACAGGACTACCAAGCCGGAAACCACGCCAACTGGCCACTTCGAGAGTCAGAGCGTGAGTTTAAGCGTAAGGTTGGAGAGCGCATGATCCACCAGGCTCGTATAGACATAGAGTACGACTCTAAGATTCGTGATTTTTATGAGGCTGTGATTGGCAAGACTATGGTTGACTCCTTGGATGAAATCGAGGGCTTGTCATTAGACCAGCTTGCAATTAGCGTTAAGTCTATTCCAAACGAAAAAGAAAAAAGCGCAATCCTTCAGAGGGCCATGCAGATGTCTCAGATTCCAACTAAGGACGGTTCAGTTCTCCTTCGTCCATCAAGCGTTGAGCGTGTTGCTCAGCTTTTGAAGAATGGAGATGTAGACGAGGCACTCTGGTTCATGGCTACTGAAGAAACCGAGGCCCGTGAGCGGGAGGAAAGACACGCCCAAATGATGATGCAGCAGAATATCCAGGGCCAGCAGCAATCAGCAATGATGGCCGAAGAAGCTAAGCGTCAAACGGCTATGCAGCTTGCTCAGATTGAAATCATGAAGCAGCGCGAGATGGCTAATATGGAGCTTATGAAGGAGCAACAGCTTGCTAAGATTAAGGCTGATGCAAACTACCAAGTACAATTATTGAAGGGTAAGCAAGCCCTCGAAGAGATACAGCTTGAGGCAACCCTTGAAGCTGAGTTAGGAAACGAAATCACAGGAAGAGTATAAAACATATGGAAAACAACGAATTAGAAAATCAAAACGAACAAGTTAACGAACAAGTTAACGAACAGATCAACGAACAAGTAAACGAGCAAATTAACCAGGAGGATATGCCTTGGTTTTCTGCTTATGGCTACGAGAACGAAGATTCTTTTAAAACTGAATTTGAAGAGCTTCGTTCTTATAAAAGTCTAGCTGCCGAGCTTGCTGAAAAGCAAAAGGATATTGAAGAAGGAATTGCCTTGCTTCAAGAGGCTGATGACCCATTCGGCGGAAACGAAGAGGCGCGGACACTTGTTGCGTTTGGTAAGAAGGGTATCAACCAGTCTATTGCTAATCAGATTGTATCTTCAAGCCCAGACTCCTTGATGGAGGACCCACTCAAGGCACTTGTCATTGCCGAGGCGGTAAAGAACCCAGACAAATTCAAGCGTTTAGGCCAAGCCACTATCGAGGAAGCTATTCGCGAAAAATATAACTTAGGTGACGGAGATTATTACGCCACAGCTCTTTTAAAGTCTGACGCTATAGATGCTATAGAAATAATTGAAAAGACTAAGAAAGATGTTGAAACTGTTAAAAATCCTTTTACCTTTGCAAAAGAGCTAAAGAGCCAAAATCAAAAACAGATTGCGGAAAGACAGACATTAGCACTTGCCGAGGCAGAGTCCTACGCCAAGCAGCTAAAGGATGTCCCCTACAAATTCGGGGAATCAGAAGTTTCGTTAAAAGTTTCAAACGAAGAGATTGATTCGATTTTGAAGTCGCAGTATGCAGGTTATTTAGGTCAAGCCTTCGATACGACCACTAAAGAAGGAAAGCAAGCGGTTAGAAACTGGCTAGAGAACCAAATCCTCATTCATAAGGTTCAGTCTGGGGATCTCGGAGTTCAAATAGCTAAGTCACTTTCGGCAAGCGTAGAAAAGAAAGTGGTCAAAGAGGTCTACAATGGTCAACCTAAAACGATTAACCGTGTAGACAAAACAACTGTAGATGCTAAGGAATTAACTCCTGCACAGCAAGACTTGTTGGCAAGAGGGCTTCCGCTACCATCTCAGAAAATAAAATCATAATAACTTTGTAAAAAATCTAATAAGATGGCATTCGTACAAAGTCCCACTATTAATCCGTTGTCAGTCCCCAGAGGCGGGGCTATGACCTATGGCGGAATAATGAATAACTGGGACGCAATTAAAGAAGACTTCGACGCCGTGGCATATTTGCCTTTCGGTGATGAATACTGGAGCGCAATGAACCAAATCATGAACGGTATTGGTAACCGCGAGGTGGCCACTAACCCTAAGGTTCGTTGGTTCGAATTGACCCGCATGGAGGTTCCTGCGTTGATTGCTACCGGAGCAACTCTTGCTGACGGTGACAATACACTCATTTTGAACACTAGCGATCGTCAAGACCTTGATGGTACTTTCTACTCTTGGCCTAATGTTCGGGAAATTTGGCGTCACGCCCCCTCTGGTAAGCTCATTCAAATCACAGCTAAAAACTCTAACGCTATAACATTGACCGTGCGTCCTGTTACAGCTGATGGTGTTGGAACTGTAATTGCAACAGGAGACTACTTGTTCTACGTGGGTGTTTCTGTTCCTGAAAACTCAACAGCTCAAGCTGGTAAGTTCATGTTTGATGAAGTTAAGACTTCATACTTGCAGACCATGCGTCACGACATCTTGACTAGCTCTGAGTCATTGTACAACCAGTTGTGGTATTCTCAGCTTGAGAACGGTACTGCAACTCCGTACTCTAACTCACGCGACATCATCTACTTGCAGCGTGAACACCAGGTTGCAATCGTGAACACCTTCTTGGCTGGTGAAACCACAACTAGCACTTCTTTAAGTTCGGCTTCGTCGTTCCAAACCACTCCAGGTTTGATCCCGACTATCTTTGCTGACGGTCAAACTGAAGATAGCGCTGGTGCAATCGACCAAGACACGTTCTACGCTCTTGAAGCAAAACTGACTACTCAGGACGCTTCTGTGAAGAACTACATGGTTTGGACCACTGGTCAGACTTCAGCTCAAATCGAGCAGGCTATGTTGACTTACAACCAGAACGCTAACATCCAAATCAACAAGGTTCAGATGGAGAAGACTTTCTGGGGTGAGGGTGCATACGCTGACTTGATGTCTACTACCTACTCATTCAACAACCTCGTGTTCAATAATAAGAACTTCGGTCTTGTTCGTATGGGTATCTTCGATAACCCACAAACCTTCGGTGTTGCTGGTTCATCTTGGTCAGACTACGCAGTATTCTTGCCAATGGCTCCTGGTAACGTAGACGACGGTATGGGTAACCTCGGTAAGTACATCCGTCTTTGCCATAAGCCTGGTGCATTCATGAACATGTGGCAAACAGGTGGTCGTGCAGCAACTAACAAGACTGATGCATGGCAGCTTGGCGTTCACATCGTATCTGAAATCGGGTTCAAGTTCATCAACGCGAACAAATACGGTATCATGTACAACGCTGGAGCCTAATCTAATGACTAATGATAAAAGGGGGCAATGTCGCCCCCTTTTTTAAAACCCAATATACGTTATGCTTTTCGATATAAGTACAAATCAGCCAATCTCTATTCCAGATTGGGCTGAAAAACAAATGAAAGAGGATTTTCCAGACTTTTATAAGGGCAAGCCCGTTAAGATAAAGGTTTTGGAAAGCAAAATGAGAAGATCTTACAAGGTCCCATCAACAGACAAAGAAGGAACACCACGTTTATTTATTGAGCCGCCAAAGGGGAACTCAAGGAAGGCTAGAGGAATCGTTGTTGACCCTGAGACAGGCGAGGAGTATTACGTTCAATACTCAACAAGCTCCCCACAGCCAGGGCCATATGGCATGAAGTTCTCTTATCCCGGAAACAATGTTACCGTTCATCACGGAATGGAAATCAGACCGGGACAGAAGGATTTGCTTTTTTACTTGCACTACATATGTCCGATAATCTCTGACAATCGATGTTCAAGAAAATCAAGCGACTGTTGGTATGCTTATGACAAACCAGAGGTTGTTGCTAAAGCAAAAATCGAATCTGCTCGTTCAGCTCGTGAGCTAGAGAATTTGATTTATTTTGACGCTGCATACGACATGGTGTTGAAGGCAATCGATGGATTAGCTCTTCCAAAGAAAGGTTCTGAGGAGGAAAACCGCGTTATGCTTCATGATGCAATTAAGAATGGCAGCGACACGTTCCGTAAAAACGCGTTCGAAATACTTGACTCTCGTCCCAAGAAACAAGAGGTGAAGACCGAGGAAACTATCCACGAGATGGTAAATCGACTTTCTTCTGAAGGTTTTATTAAAAATGAGGACGGAATTTGGTATCTTCGCGACCGTAGAGGTGACGGAACCAAGTGGTTAAAGAATCCGTTCTTCGAATCAACAGGAGAGAAGGACGCATTTGCCTTGATTGATCACCTCAAAGTAAATGAAGAATTATTAGGTAAATTAAGAAAACTATAAAAAGATGATTAGCACCGTATCCCTTTCGTTTGATTTAAGCGCATCTCCACCGAGAGCCGTTATTACGGATTCAACCGACTATGGAGCATTGTTTTCCGTGTCAACCCAACAAGCTAAGGGATACGGTGTTCTCACTTTTAATGGAGAGATAGTTCAATCGTTTGATTCTCCAAGTAATCCACTCATTGACTTGGCTGCTGGAGATACCGTTGGATATATCAACCTTCAGCTTGATAACAACGGCAATGTGGCCAATGGTATTTATGGTTTTGAATATAGTTTAAGACTTGCAAATCAACCTTCTTCTATACCTGTCAACATCCCAAGTACATCATCTACGTTTTCATTTGTTGGATACGAATGGATGAGTGATTTTTTTGAAACAGGAAATGATGTCACATTAACCGCTATTACATCGGGAACACCAAATTATAGGACTATTTCTAGCGTAAGCTATGCAGCTGGTAGTACTACTATTGACATTAATTCACCAATCACTACGCCTCCATCTCTTTATTATTTTACTTATGATGTAGCAAATGCTCAGTTCAGTCAAACATACACCTATGCAGGTTGTACTCAAACAACAGCAGATGTAAACTTCATTTACGATTGCGAGTATGGGGATAGCGGAACATGGTCTGTATCAAATGCTACAGTTTTAGGTTCAAACGAAATCGTATCAAGCCTAAGCTGTACGATAAACTATCCATCTTGGACGAATATCGACTCGCTGTTCAATCCACAGGTAGTTACCACGTCTCTTCCATACCCAACCTTACCAACAGAGGACACACCTCTTGCTACGGGTACTTATAGCGTTTTACTGTCACAACAGATTCAGCAAACTCAAACCTCTGGACTTGTTGTTCTTTACAACAATTCAATAACAAAAGAATTTACTGTAAGCTGTGCGGGAACCCTTTGTGGACTTGTTCCTTGCATTGAGAACCTTCGTGCAGCTCACGCGGCAGAACTTGTACGAAACAGAATTTCAAAATACCAAGTTTTTGTAGACAATGTCCTTCTGTATTACACAGAGGCTATGAACTACAGGTCTTGCGGAGAACTTGACAAATACAAAGAAACTATCGCCCTTCTTCAGGCTCAATTAGACGCCTCAGGGTGCGACTGTGCTTGCTGTGACAACGAGACCTACTACTGGGTGTCAAATAACTCAGCTAACTCTATTATCGACGAGTTGCTCGCTAACTTCCAATACCGATTGTTCAATACAGGTAGCGGAGATCCTGGACCCGCCCAAGATGGGGTAGAGTTTGGGGCTATTTGGCAAAATACTAATACCGGTGTTCTTTACCGTTGCACAGACGCGACACCTACGGCTTTGATTTGGGAGGAGTATTACAACCCTTCCACCTCATCTTCTGTTGGAGCCGCAAACGGCTTGTCTGTCACCGCAAGTGATATAGTGCTTGGTGGCACTTTAGATACTGACACCACGATTACTTTAGGTACACGCGATATTGATTTTTCTGGAACTAGCGGAAATCTAACATTTTCTGGAACTACTGGAAACGTAATAGTTTCGTCCACTACTGGATCGGCTATAGTTGCAACAGGAACAACCAACGCACTTAGCGTTGAGGGAACTACTAACGCTCTTAGCGCTCAGGCCACTAACGATGTAGCTGCTTTTCTTCGAGTAGATCGCGCTACAAATAATACCGTTGCTAAAAATCTTGTCTTATCAACAACCGTAACAGGGTCTGGTGTTGGAGCGAACGGCTTAGGTTCTTCAATAGAATTTTTGGCTGAAGGATCGTCTTCGTCTTTCCCCTTTACTACATCTTCTATTGAAAGTGTGGTTACTAACTCTGCGTCACAGAGAGGAGAGTTGAAGTTTAATGTAAAGGCAGGAAGCCTTGTAAATAGTCTTACTCTTAATCCGGACGCATCTGTAACCCTTCCATTTTATGGTGACGGAAACTACACCGGAACAGCTACTCAATCATTGAGTGTAGATGTAGATGGAAACGTTATTGAAACAACCCATATTTCAGGCGCGGACAATGGCCTTTCAATTTCATCAGGAAACGTAATCCTTGGGGGTTCCTTGGACGCTCCGACTACGATTGATTTAAATTCTCAAGATTTGACTTTTTCTGGTGGAACTGTTACAGCTTCTGCTGTAGACAATGCCTTACAAGTGAATGGAGGTGTAGGCGCTCTCACCGTAACGGGATCATCAAATGTTGTTGATGTTACAGCAAACAATAGTGTAGCTGGTCGTTTTGAAGTCGAGAGAGCTACAAACAATACTGTTGCCACAGTTTTGAGTCTAAGAACATCTGTTGACGGAGGCGATGGAGCAGATGGTATCGGTACAGCTATTCAATTTGCATCAGAATCGAGTACTAACATAGTTTCCACAACAGCTTCTATTGAAAGCGTTTTAGTTAGCGCGTCATCACCTTTGCAAGCGAATTTAAACTTTAAGACAAGATCAAGTTCAGGTTCAGCGCTTCTTGACAGGTTAACTCTTAATTCAGACGGTTCTGCTACATTGCCTTCCTATGGCAGCGGATCCATTGCGGGAACGCCCACGTATTCATTAAGCGTTGACTCTTCTGGTAACGTAATTGAAACAGCGCTTTCTGGTGGTCCTTTAGTTTATATAGCTAGACTTTTTCAGTCTGGCACTACTGCTCCAACAGCCGTTGAGCTTGTAAATACTACAGGCGCTACTTTTACATGGAGTTATGTAATTTCTGGTATTTATCGGGTAACGGCATCATCTGCTGTTTTAACTACAGATAAAACAGCCATGTTTGTAACAGCGTCTGGCACTAGTCCATATATACTTATGGGTGCAATAAATACCACAACTCAAGGTACGATAATTTCATCAAATAATTTTGTTAGTTATGTGGACAACTTAATTAATGGAGCTATTGTTAAAATAGAAATTTATCCATAATGATAACTACTCTAGGTGAAATATATGAAGAGTTACTCTTCCGCGCGGGTAAGGACTTGCGCGGAGGATACGTGACTCCCGAAACCTTCAACAAGGGAATCAAGACAGTTAACCAACGATACTTAAACCGCTTGGTTGACTTGTTCGAAAAGAATCGGGAGATTACGAGTGATCTTCAGACTTTTATCAAGACCTTGGGTAGCCCTCAGTATCCAGCGATGAACTTCACCCCTGTATTTGCAGGAGACCCGAAAAAGGGTGGATACACCGATATCCCAGACGACATTTGGTATGAGGCTTCTTCTAGTTATCTTGAGTTATTAAACGTGAACTGTGGGCTTGAAGCCAACTACAGAAGTGTTGAGTTTGTTAGCCAGCATCAGTTTGATGCCCGGATGAGAAGCTCTATTATAAGTCCTATAGACAACCCGGAAGAGAACGACCCAATCCTTGTCACACGAAACGACAAATATTTCATTTATCCATACCTCCCGCGCATCACGTTTACTTACATAAGAACTCCAAATATTCCTTACTTCGACTACGATATTGATAACGGAATTCCCGTATATTTACCACCGGGTAGCGTACATACTAACAGTACTGTAGCCGCTCAGGGATCTCCGAGTTTGAGTGTTGAGTTTGAGTATCCTGAGAGCTGCGTAGACCACTTGATCGACATGATTAAGACGTATGTTGGTATCGGTAACGAGAACCAGTGGAACATTCAGACTCAAATGCCAAGTAAGGTATGATAACAAAACGCCAGGCCATAGAACTCATACAGCACAGGTTGACTGGAGGAGACACCCCAGAGGACTTGCGCCGTCTGTACCCACGCTCGGTTATCTCTCGCGTTATGAATATGGCTCTTGCAGATATTGTAAGTGCTAACCCATACGATGCGAGCGACATGGCGGTTCCATATGTTTTTACTCCGTCAACGGACGCTAACGGATACTACGTGACTCTAAGCCCACAGCCTGTGGCGGGGTCACTTGCTATATTTACGGTTACGGACGAGGGTACAGGAAGTAACGAATACATTATTCAAACCAAGGCAGAGGCAAACGCCATGAAGGTGTTGCGCGGGGCTAATAGCTCTGCGGCTATTCTTTACAATAACAAGCTCCGCTTCAACAAGAGACCTGAAGGAGACGTAACAGTTGTTATGGTCCCCAACGTATACCAAATGGAGGATGACGATGTATTAATCATCCCATCCAATGAGACAGGTCGCGGAGAAACAATGTTATTCCAGATGTGCCTTCAACTACTAGCTTCACAGCAATATCAAGACGACTTGAACAACGACTCTGTCGATGCTCAGTCGCTTGCGAGAGATACATCAAGATTATACAGTAACGAATGACCATTAAGAATATAAAATATATCGCCACTTCGGCCCTATATCGTTTGGGGAAGAACCCGGTTGGTCGTGAGTTGAACTGGATGGTTCAAGTGGCTATTGACTACCTAAGCGAGAAGTCTCCGCTAGACGGCAACGTGTCCCTGAGAACAATCTATGGAAAGATTGATACAGGGGCGCGGGTATTTACCATGCCTGGGGACTGCATGAGAATCTCTAAAGTGGGATTAAAGTCAGGCCGTCGCATTTGGACCCTGACTCCGGACACGTCTTTGACTTATCCTGAGGAGTTCTTTCAGTGTGAAAGCGATCAGAACGATCCAGTTGTTGTTGATGGATTATTTCCTTACGGATATTTTGGGTTTTTTTATAATCAACCCGAATATGGCCGGGGTGGTGGACGTAATGAGAACTACTACCGAATAGACGGTAACAATATCATTTTCGATCACAACATCCCCGACGGGCAGTTAGTAATCGAATACTTCTCAAACGGCTCGGACGTTAACGAGGATAGCTTGATTGACACGGCATACGCGGAGCCATTCCGTTTGTATTTGATGGCGGAGTATTGCCTGCACAAGGGTAACTCATTGGACCGCTCTAAGTTCAAAGAGTTACAGATGCAGTACGAGGCAGCCCAGTGGAGTGCCAACATTTTAGTTAAGGCCCCACGACTGAGTGAGATGATTGACGCGCTTGCACAAAGTTCAGAGTTTAACTTAGGATAATGGATTTCAACGAGATAATAACATTTGAGGGTGGTATAAACACCGACGACACGCCTCAGGGTATGCCCAAGGGCGACTATCGTGACTTTTCATACTGTCGCCTTGGTTATAACTCTGGTAACGCCTTCGCTGTAGAGACGTCGAGCGGAACTATTGAAATAAACAACTCATTTATTAGCGAAGAAGACAAGGTGCTTGGAGCTACGCAATGGCTTAAAGAAAACGCGATTGTTTATTTCGTTTACAAATACTCGCCGCCTCCAGTACCTCCATTTCCTCCGCCTCCCATACCTCACCAGATTTGGGTTTACTATATCGCGACTCAGACCCATGAGCTTGCAGTTCAAGACTTAGTGTTAAACTTTAGCCCAGACTGGCCAATCTTTCACGCGAATGTGATAGACGATATTCTAAAGTGGACTGATGGACGTTGGAATGATCAAATGTATGAGGACGACGGAACTCGACTTTTCAACCCGCCGTATCAAATCAATTTACGCAAGGCTCTTGATGGCTTTTATACATTAATTGACCTTCAGACTATAGACGCTATTAAGTGGCCGATGGAGCCACCTATTGTGAGTTACTTTACGGATACAACCCGCAACGACAACAAGCTGCGCGGCAAACTTTTTAAGTTCATAATTCAACCGATATATGAAAACGGAGAACTTGGTGTTTGGTCGATGTATTCTAATTTGGCACTGCCCGATCAGTCTGAGCTTGTTAGTGGAACTAACTGGGTGTTTCTTAATAACGACAACGTAATTAGGATTCAGTTTGATACAGGCCCAAAGGTTATTCGAGGCTTCAATTTAGCTGTTCAACAGTACGATAGAGACTCATTCGGTGCTATTCCTCCATTTGGTGTTTTCTTGCAATTAGATAAAGTTCTTGACAACATAAACGATAACTCGTTTCATACAGTTAACTTTTACGGCAGTGTTGCCACAAGTCCAGCTATTGACGTACTTAAGAATTACGACAGGCTACCTGTAATTGCTGATTGTCAAGAGTACTTGCCAACTAATCAGTTGACGTATTCAAACTTTAGAGAGGGTTACGATAAACCTACAGGCACTCCATTTACATTGAACGTTCAGGTAGGTTACGATGTCAGCGAGGTTAGATGGAACCCGGCTGATTCTAGGACACTATATAAGGCAGAAATAGAGATCGATAAGTTTATAATTCAATACGATGGCGATCCATACGCTAATGCAAGTAGTAAGTTTATATATCAAGTAGGAGATATAATTTATTTTATTACATGGAGCGATAGTGATCCTCAAAATCCATACAGCAATAGGCGACTGTTTTACAGCATATCACAAGAAGATGTAGATGTCGCGCTAACCTTTCCTCTTCCAATAGATCAAAACGGATATATACTACGGCTGATAGGCGATTCTTTTATAACACAATGGAATGCTACGGGATATTTTCAATTGCCCGGAACCACCTCGGTTTATAGTACGGACGGAATACAGTACGAAGCAAATCGCCTAATAGGCTTTGATGGCCCAGTCAGAACTTCTGATTATCAGAGTACAGGAAAGTTGATTGTTGGCGGTTCATTTAACGCGGCTGCAAACTCTCTTTCAAAGGGGATATGCAGGCTAAACACCCTGGGAACAACTCTGACGATTGGTTCAGTTGACCGCACGTTTAGTGAATATGCAGGAACAGGCTTCAACGGTGATGTTTATACCGTAAAGGTTCAGATAGATGGATTTGATTACATATTAGTGGGTGGTTCGTTTACTGAGTTTAATGGGGTTTCAAGAAACAAAATAGCTCGACTAGGTCCAGACGGTTGGCTTGACACGACATTTGATCCAGGAACGGGTTTTAATGGAAACGTATATTCAATAGATATACAAGAATCTGATAATAAGATTGTAGTTGGAGGAGACTTTACGAGTTATAACGGGCAACCAGTAAATCTGATTGCTAGGTTAAACTTTGATGGAAGTTTAGACGACACCTTTACGTCTCCTGTGACTACCGTTACTCCTGGCGTGAGTAAGGTTAATGTGGTGGCTGTTCAATCCGGAACGTCTAATCCAATGGCTGGAAAGATAATTATAGGTGGATTTCAACTCGGAATACCGTCCGCTATTTCTAGCAACATAGCAAGACTAGGTGTTGACGGATCTTACGATAACACGTTTATAGCAAATCCGAATGGAGCTGTTTATGACATAGCCTTTTCCACACTTACCGGCACACCAGACGCCTACATAGCTGGAGATTTTACTAATTGTAATGGGCAACTTAGAAACAGAATTGCTCTTTTATATTTTACATCAGGAATTGTAGTGCCTAGCATTTTTATAGGCTCGTCATTTAACGACACGGTCAGGTCTATAAGTATAAACCCCGTCAGTAGTGGTACACAGGAGTGGATTTATTGTGCAGGCGACTTTACGGATTATGACTCTACTGCAACTTATGGTATTGCTACATTAACAGAAACTGGATTTCTTATTCAGTCTAATGCTAGCGCAACTACAATTAACGGAACTCCCCTTAACATTATATTTAACGACTTCCCAAATCGTCTTTTTCTTTTTGGCGATTTTATATATGACGGTGTTACCTTACCAGATGGTAGAAACGGTGTTCTTTTATCATCCACTTTACTTCTTTATTCTACAAATGCAGGGAAACCATCTATAGATATTGGTACATTACCAACTGGCACTAACTCTGCAAAGCAAATTGATTACGACAAGGTAACGGCGGCAACACCAAGCTTGAAGGTGGGTGCGACCCATGAGTTTGGAATTGTTTACGGAGACAGGGCATATAGGGACAGCACGGTTTACACCGTGGACGACATGAACTTATTTGTGCCTTGGTTTTATGATATAGCTAATTCCGGGGTATTAAATGATAATAAGAATCCGTTCACTGTAACCCCAAACATTACAATCAATCATGTCCCCCCTGTTTGGGCTGATAGGTACTGGATAGTAGCCAAACCTGCTACTGAAGTTTTAAGTTTTGGTCAGTATATAACCAATAACAACGACGGAACTACAAGTTGGCAGGATTCTATAGTTTTAACCGGTGTAGGAAATAATAAACGATATAAAATATATATCGACAACTGGTATGAAAGAGAAAACAAGGGGGCTACCATCAGGCATGAAATCAAGATTGGTGATAAACTTAGATTTAAGAGGTCAAACTTTTATTATTTAGATTACCTATCATACCTAGAGCTTGATATTGTTGGTGTAGAAATTGGCGCAGGTAACGATGGTAGGACTGCTGTATATACAAATCTTTTTGACAGAAATATCATATCTGTTGCGGATGATTTCGCAGGATCCGGCAGTAAAGTGTTTGGACAAGAATTAGAGATATACACTCCAAGACCTTCGGTAGACGACACAGGTAATATATTTGTGTCTCCATGGAAGGATATAACCGAGGCGATTCAGATAAAAAATCCACACACAGAGGATAGGTCGCACGGGTCTCCTGTTCAGTATTACCTTCAGTGGAGTCCTAATTTTTTCAGTGGAAACTATTTTTACATCAGCGGAGACCAAAGCCAACTGTCTGGAACATCTTGGCCAAACTCGACCGTCCATTATGCGGACGGAACAGTTTTCCAAGAGGCAACAAGCGTAAATACCGCATCGTATGACAGCATAGAAAACATCACAAGAATAGAACTAACAACCGTTAGTCCTGATCCGACAATTTCTTACATAACACTTAACGGTCAAGACCAAGTAGTTAACGGCCTTGTTAGCAGCACCGCTGCGTCTTATAGCATCAATTATGGAGATGTTTATTTAAGACTAAGAAACAGCAGGACTGGAACTTCGGGGGCGCAAGATGAGTTTTATTATTTCATGGAGGACTTCAACTACTCTGACTACTACCCAAGCGACGTTCATAATGACGGAAGGACTAGGATTGAAGATCAGAACGCCAAAATGGTTCACCGCAAGGCGTCCTCTATTCATTCGGACTCTTTTATCTTAGGGACTCAGATAAACGGACTTTCTTCGTTTGGACTTGACAATCGTAATATCGAGGACATGAATCCTCTTTATGGAGAGATAGTAAGGACTTATATGTCTGGTCGTGAGGGTAAGACATTAAAATGTCTCCAACCAAAGAGGGAGAACTCGATTTACATTCAGTTCTATCCCAACGAGGTTGGTTCCGATTCAAGTGTTCGCGTATCCAACAAGACATTTGCTTCTTGGTTTGACTACAAGAGTCTTTTCGGGTGTTCTGATGCCGGGGCTGCCGCGCTTCTTCCAAACGGAGCTGTGATGTACTTTGACAACAACTCCGGGGTGTTCGTTTACTCAGGCGGAAACGGCCAGATGGTGGTAAGTGAAATAGATCCTGATACCGCAAAAGATTACAAATTCAGAACAAAGACAAAGGAGCTTGCTAAGGCCTATAACGAGAGCGCAAATCCTCTTGTTAGGACGTATATAAACGAAACCGTTGGTGAGGTAGGTTTTGCGTTTAGTTTTGATAACGAGGAGACATACGAACACGTAGTGTTTGACTACGTAAACATGAGGTGGCGTTCAACCTACGACTACAACTTCCGTCAGTTCTGCAATTTAGGACAGACGCTAGTTGGTTGGGGTAAGAACAATCAGCTTTACCTACACAACCAAGACGGTGTTTGGACATTCCACGGAGACTCATTCATTCAGAAGGTCTCGTTCGTATCAAACGAGAATCCATTACTGTTGAAGCGTTATCAGGACATAACTTTAATATCGGACGATAAGTTTTCAATCGAGGCGGTATCTGAACCAAACAGAAGTTATCCTCTTGGAATGAAGACCATGATGACCGAGAACTTGCTTGGAATGTATGAGGGGTATGGTAAGACGAACTACAGAAAGAACCTGTACGATCCTAGGTTCTGGATTCCTGGAAACGTGAGCGAAACAAACACAACGACGTGGATACTAAACGGTAATCAGACCTCGCTTGTCGGGGAGACCATTACCATTGTCCAAGATGACAAGAATATATATACAGGGGTAATTACAAACCCTGTTTATAACTCAGGACCAAACACTACAGATATCGAAATAGTAGGATTTCAGCCAGGAACTGCGGGCGTGGATGGCAAATGGTATTTGAGTGAGAAGGTGTTATTGAACGGAGAAGATGTGAGAGCAAACGCCTTAACACACACGTTGAGTTATGACCCGGCAGCATCTGGGGCATCTGGTGAAGGTTCTGTTCTTTTCTCTGTTGGAATTAAGGGTGTTTTATCATAAATTTGCCGCTAATGGGTGTCGAGATACGCCAAAATGTGAAGTAGTAAGAGATTATTTAATTAAGATATAGATCATGCCGTTACCTTTATTAGCAGTACCATTAATAGCAGCGGGCGCAATAGCCGCCGGAAAAGGTATACAAAGTGCTGTACGTGCCAATCAAGCTAAAAAAGAAATAGACAGGCTTAAGCAGGGTTTAGTAGACCCTTCATATGAACTTCCTCAAGAGTTGATGAGTGCCTACAATAGACAACTTGGTATGCCTACACAAATGCCAGGATCACAACTTGCTAGATATATTATGGGAGAGGATTATAGCCGGGCAATGGGAAACGCTAGTCGAGCAGCAACAAGTTCTCAGGATTTATTGTCAGTAGCAACAGGTCTTGGTGAAAAGCAAATGATGGCAGGTTTGGACCTTGCCAAAACATCTGCTGAATACGAAAGAACCGCCGAGCAGGAAAAGATGCGTGGAATCACTCAACTTGCCGGTCAGATAGGTCAATACAGAGACGTAATGTACAGAGAGAATGAGTTAAATCCATTCTTAAGAACATCAGCCGCTATTTCTGCCCTTCGCGAAAAGCGATATAAGGAATCAAACAATACCTTTAATGCATTTGGTAATTTGGCTCAAACAGTGGCCAGTGGAATAGCTCAATTCGGCGGCGGAGCAGGAGGCGAAGGCGGTGGAGGCGGAGGAATGTCAATTGGTTCAGGTGCAACGACGCAATTAGGTCAATACACTTCAGGTGGAGGGTTCCAGGGGAATCCAAACTTTTCATCACAAATAGGTTCGGGTTTTCCTCCATTAATGCCTTTTCCGGGATAAACGATTAAAGAATAAATAAATGGGAGTACCAAGCGCGGCAGTAGTATACACAGGGGCGGCAGGCGAAATGTCTGGTTCGGGAAAAGGTGCGGCCTATTCCGAGGATGTAAGCTCTTCACTTGAAAACGTGAATCAGTGGCTTAAGGATATTCGTGAAGACGAAAAACTTAGGAAAGAAGAGCAGCAAAAGAAGAACAACGCATGGAACACCATGCTTGAGGAGACCCCTGACGTATGGAATTTAGACTTTGAGAAGGTTAAAGAAAAAAGTTTAGCTTATAACGACTACGTCAGATCTCTCAGAGAACAAGGATATAATCCATACGACTTACCAACAAAGGAGTCAAGAGAACTTGAAAGACTTAGGGCTGAAGTGGTTCGAGAAACTAATGCGGCCAAGGCTAATAAAGAGTGGTGGGATAAAAACACCTTCAACATAAATGAAGATGATGGTAAAACCTGGGATAAGGGATACGCTACCAAATGGTTTGAACAATACGCCAACCCAGACATAACACCTTCTGAAAGATCCAAAATCCGTCAACAAGGCAATCCTTACCAAAGAAATGTAGATCTTGTAGATATTGTTTCTGATCTTACCGATAAAATGGAGGAGCAAAAAATAACTCAGGGCGGATACGATATAACTCAAAAAACTGAGGAAGACTTTAAGAATTTACTCTCTATTTATTTCCAAGACCAAGCGGGCATGGAGGAGTACGAGTCTCTCATGAATCGCGGTAAATATAAGACCGACGATGACCTTATGAAGGAGGCTGTCTCCATATTCAATAGCATATACAAACCAGACAAGGTGAAAAGAAGCACCCCGCAACAACCTAAAAAAGATAAGGAAGAGAAGAAAAGTGGGTACGGTACGGGTAACTGGAATGGTCAATTAACTATAACGTATGGAAACGATGCCGCTTATCCATCCGCTACTAGAGCAAACGCAATAAGCATTACAAGAACATCGTCAAATGATAACCTCCCATTTTTAAATCTAAAAGATGACAACGGTAATTTAATACAGTTTCAACCGACCGATTTTTACTTAAAGGGCGATGAAGTTAGTATCAGAGGATTTAAAAAACAAGGTGGCAAAGATGTAGACTCATACATTAGTTATAATAAAAACAAACAGGCATTGAAAGCGCAGATGAACGGCTATGATGTGATGGAAGACTTTATTCAAAAAAATAATTCAACCGATAATACAGACACATCAACCGGTACGGGTTCAACAGGAGGTAAAAAGACAATGGCCGAACTCATGAGAGAGCAAAATAAATAATTTGTATAAATTATGAACGAGAATCAGTTAAAGTTCCTTTGGGATAATTACGCAAACAATAAGGGTTTCAATGGCTATGATGAGTTTAAGTCTTTAATGGCTAACAACAATAGTCGTAAAGTGTTTTTTGAAAACTCTAATAAGGAGCTTGGATTCAAAGACTATAATGAATTTGAGAGTATTCTTGGTGTAAAAAAAAAAGACGGTACACAAGCCGCTTCTGGTCAGCCTGTACAGCAGCCTGGTCAGCCTTCTGCGCCGAGTTTTGGCCAGAAAGTAGTAACACAAGCGTTTACTAGCGGAGAGCCGATCATGACTAAGGGCGTTCAAAAGAAGCCCATCGAGAAAAGACCCTATCAAGATATTTATTACAAGCCTGAAGCACAACCGTCTGAAACTACTCAGGCCGTGGAGACTCCTGTTATTAAGGCTGCAAAGCAAGACTTTAAGCAAACACAACTAAAGTCACCCGTAAAAGCACCCGTTACTCCTGAGGGTATACAAGAACTTGAAGAGAAGATCAAGGAGCCGGACAAGACATTCCTCAAATTCCAAGACTATCAAACAAGCATTGAAGACTTAGATGAACTGGAGGAGTTGTATGATGAAGATTTATCCGCGTTTCAATCCAAGATAAGTAGACGGCCTGATCTATACGCTAAATATTCGGGTAGAAACGAACAGGAAGTTGCTGACTTCTTTGATGCGCTTTCTGATGACTCAAACCCATACAGACGTAATGAAGCTCAGGCTCAGTATAAAGCCGAGTCTAATGCGTTGTATGAGAACTTTGTAAAGGATTACAAATCACTAAAATCAAAGCACGGTCAAATAACATCCGACCTGGGTGTTATGACCGATAAGTTGATTAGTGATGTGGTCAATGAAAAAACTTACAAAAAATTTTTAGCGAAAAGAGAATTTGCTGTTGGCCCCACAAACGCAGAGGCTTCGTTTGGCGAGGTAATTAGCATTGATGATGTTGACAAGGCCGCTACAGAAATAGTTGATAGGTACGGATTACCCACGGACGGAGAGGCATGGAGACTTGTGAAGAATAAGATTAAGGGTGAAGTTTTTAATCAGTACATGAAACCTAAGGTTAATGAAGAACTGAAGAAAACAAACCCAGAGCTTTTAGCTAAGAGACAACAAATGTTTGATGCCGGCTTCAAGGCTGATGATGATATTTATGCTAAGGCAGACTCGGTATTGATTGCACTTCAAAGTCAATATGAACAAGACGCCAAGGCTGAAATGGATTTGATAAACTCAGAGTACGTAGGTGCTTCTGACAAACTAAATCAGGTTTATCAAACGGCTGTTGCCAATATAGAAAAACAACAATCCGCTTTAAATGATGCATACAAGAGTGGTAAAATAGATCAGCTTGATTATGAGTCTGCTTTTACTAAACTTGAAGATGACAAAAAGCTATATTATGATGAGTACCAAAAGAATTATCCAAGCTACGACCAATATGTCAAGAAATCTAATGAGATAAACTCTAGGTATAATAGGAAGTTTGAGATACAGAAAAAATTAATTACAGACAAGGCCCAAGCAGAATTAGAAGCGGCATATAAAAAGTATTCCGAAACATATGAAGAGGACCCTAAGCTTCTTGAAGAATTAAACAATGCATACAAGGTTGCATATGACAATGTTGTAAAGCAACAGGGAGATGTAATGAAGATGGGTGCTAGTATATCAGCGAACCCGCTTAGCTCTCTTTACAATTCAACAATGAGTGCGGTTGGTGGCGTGTTCAAGGGATGGGGTGGATCGATGGGTAGCAAGTCACTAGAGCTGCTTGGTGAGACCATGGAGCAAAACTTTATGATGCCTGCCCCAAGAACTGAGGATTTTTCCGACTGGGCAGACCCTCAAAACCTATCCATGATAACAGGTAACGTGATAGGTTCAGCGGGATTATCTATGATTCCAACGGCAGCAGCAGCGGTTGGAACCGCATACGCAACCGGAGGTTTGGGACTCCCTGCGTCCGTTAATATGGTAACTTCAGGTATTGTAGGCGCATTGGTTCAATGGGGAGCTGAAACCATTGATACCGGAGGAAGATCTTATCTTGATGTTTTTGAAAGAAGCGGCGGCGATGTAGCGAGAGCAAATCAAGCCGCCAAAAGATCAGTCAAATCTCAGTTCGATATAATCGGGTTATACTCATTTGAGGCATTACCATTTATTGGAAAGGCTTTGAAGTTTATCCCCACACAAGTCGCTAGGGCGGGTGTTGGCGCCGTTGTAGAAACTACAACGGAATTTACTCAGGAGATTAGACAAGGTATTGCCGAGGAGAATATCGTGGAGTTCGAGCGTGACCCATGGTACAATTTTGACGAGGCTATAAACGATGAGAGAAGAAGAAAACAAACCTTAATCTCAATAGGCCCTGTCGGCATCTTGGGAGGTGCTGGGCAGATTGGCTCTAAGTCAATTTATCAAGAGCGAAGAGATGCGGCTATTGCCCAACAGCAAAAGTCAGCACTGGTTACTGCGCTTCCAGATCAAAGAAGACAGTACATTCAAAACATGGTGTTTAACAGAAACGGCAAGTTCGCCAATGCTGTTATAGCATCGTTGTACGCATCAGGAAAGATAGATGAGAAAACATCTGCCGACATGATGCTCGAAATCAAAAGAGCTGAACAAATCAAGGAGGCTGGCAAGTCCGCTGGGCTGAGTGGTTCGAAACTAAACATCTACGGATTCTATTCAGCAAGGGCTGAGGAGGCTGAAAGAAATGCAGGAAAGTTTGCGGCGGACCCTATACTCTCTAAGGTGTATGAGGACATGGCAAAGCAATATCGTGATGCTGGTGTTGAATTTATGAATGGCAAAAGTCCTGATCTGTTGACGCTGACTTACGCGGACGGGTCACAAGCCATTATGCTGCCGGAGGATGTTAATGCCCTCTTCTCTGATCCTATAGCTCTTTCTCTTTTGAATGATAAGTCTATATCGATAGAGGCATATGATGAAAATGGTCAAGGGCCAAAAATAATTGAAGAACTAGGCCAACGTGCTGAGACATATGCTAAGAAGAATAGGTACACGGAGGCTTCTAAGTTTTCATCACCTATGCAGGGGCTGCGTCAAAACATTAGCGACAGAATCCAGCAGCTGTATGCCATGAGGGCTGACTTGAATGAAAGACAAAAGCAGCAGGAGGCGGAAAGAATAAGACAAGAAGAAACTGCCGCATTTGAGCAGAAGCAAATGCAGAGACAGCAGCAAGAGTCTGGGGAAAGGGATTTGGAGATTGAGAGACTGCAACAGCAAAGAATGGCGTTAGGCATAGATGACGTCACCGCCTTCTTTAGCGACATGAAGCCGTTGGTAGCAACAATGGTTGAAAGAATGGAGGCTGGTCAATCCGCCCCACAGTCCGGTATAAAGGCAGCGTCTGACTATCTGTACTCAAAGTACAAGGAGTTGACAGCAATGAAGTCTGACCCTAACAGGATGATGACCATTGCTCAGATTGAATCCATACAGGCTCAGTTAGAACAAGATTTACAAACCTTGGCGGGGAATCCTCCGTCACAAAAAACACAAGTCAATGATCAAGAAAACATCCAAGGGGTATCAGGTGAAGTCGGAGTCGGGCAAGAACCTGTCACAACCGAACCTGTCGAAGTCCCAAGCGCAGAAACGCCTGAAGCAGGTGGAGTACTTCAAGCACAAAGGGAAGAAATAGACCCTAGGAAAATTGCAGTAGAAAAAGCTCAAAATCAATTAGATGGAGTAAACTCTAGAATAAATCCAAAGGCTAATCATCCACTTTTTAATGTTGGACAAAAGCATGATCCTGGTAATAAACTTATAGTAACAAACAGTGAAGACAGGCGAACCGACACGACTAAAGATGGCGTAGAGGTAATAACTAAAATACTTTCCCCAGCTGAAGTGGATGAGAACGGTAGAATGACTAAGGCCGCTGAAGTGGAGATAGGTATATTTGATTCGTATGAACAGGCACAGGAGTATGTAAATAGCCAGTACAATAAATATAAGGCTATAGCGGATGAAAAATTAGCTAAAGCTAAAGCAGAGCTAGCCGCCGTAGAGGCCCCTAAAACACAAGAAGAAGTAACTCCTGAAGCTGCCTCTGAAGTTAAGCAGCCTGAGATTGCAAAAGATATATACGTAGGAAGCATAACTCAAACTAGTTTGGGCTGGGAGTCAGCTACCGAAGACCAAGGTCCTGGGGATATGAGGCAACTCAGTTATACAGCTAATTCTGGAGTGGAGGTCACAAAGGGTGAGGATGGTAAAACATACGCCGTAGCATTCACTACAAAGTCAAGCGATGGCAAGAAAAGCCTTACCGACATAAGCGGAAGACCAGGATTCTTCTCTGTGTCGGTCAATATCCCAGACGGAGCGACTCAGGAACAGATTGACAAAGCAAAACAAAAGGCTTCAGAGCAACTCAGTTTGTTGCACCCATTCATCAAAGCTCAGAAGGGCGGAATGAACAACACATCTGTGTTGAAAAAAGTGCTGAGTGGTGAAGTAAAAATAAAACCAACAACTACAGCGGGCGGCGTATCTCAAGCAAAACAAGCCGCCCCTCAAGTAGAAGAAGCAGCTCCAGCTAAAAAAGAGAAAGCTCCAGAGACAAAGCCTGAAGTCAAAACCGAACCCGTCTTTAACGACGATATAAAAACAAACTTTAAGCCTTCTGAAAATCTGTTATTTAACCAAGGGGGCTTTGATAATCTTCAGAGTCAAATAGGTGTTGATCCAGATATAAAGACTAAGTACGTACAGTCTAAGGGGGTTAGTACTGCTGCCGGAAGAAGAAAAACTTTATCAAACAACTTGACGGATGCTTTGAGAAAGATAGGCCGCGTATTTGAAGGTGAAAAGATTGACCTGCGTGGTATGTCTGAACAGGCAATTATTGACTACGCAAACACGCTTGATGAAATAGCGACAAAGAACGAAAGGTTTGGTGGCAAGAGAGCAACCATAACCAAGTCATCTAACTTTGGAAGAGACGTTGAAGAGTTTGACGGTCGCGTTATTGGTTATGGAAGCTTTGGTGTTCGCATAATTACTGATGGCGGCGCGATTATAGAAGGTAAGAAATTTTCTGATTACACTCCAAAAACTGAACAGAAGCCAGTATCCGAGGTCAAAGAAGCGCCTAAGGGTAAACCAGGCCGCCGTGAAAGATTAGCCAAACTATTTGAAGAACCTAAGGTAGAAGTTGTGCCTACTGAAGAGGCAGGGGTGGAAGCTGCTCCTGAAATGACTCCTGAAGAGATTAGAATCAATATGAAGCCAATCACAGATGAGATGGCTAACATTGAAATGGAGTTTGCTAATAACGGGTATTCTATTGACTGGGATTACGACAATGAGATAATCATCACCGATAAAAACGGGGAGATAGTAGACGCTGAAGAATTACCTAAAAAACTTCTACCTCTTGCCGCTCAATACGAAAAGGCGACAGCCGGCCTTGCAGGGTATGATTTCGATTCATATCGAAAAGCCCTTGAGCAATCAAGAAAGGATGTTGGCGGAATAGAAACTGAGTTTGAAGAAGTAAAACCACTAGCAATAACCGAAAAGAAAACAGAGAAAGCCCCAGCAAAGCCGTTTGCCAACATCAAAAATTTGTTCAAGAAAGGATTTGGCGGCAAGAGGGTTTCAGAAAGAGAGGCTTTTTCCTTGAACAAAGAGTTAAACACCCTTATAGAAAAAGCTGAAAAAGAGAACGGTGTTCAACGTGATAATCTTAAACTCGCTACCTGGAAAACAAATGACGGCTACACTATAACCGAGTTTTTTGAAAATAAGAGAGGAGGAACAAGAGTCATCACTCCAGAAGGCGAGGAGATAAACCTGTATGATAATAAATACAAGTACGAAACTGGCCAAGAAATATCATATTTCCCAGAGGCGGCACTAGCAACTACTGAAAAGGCGACGGAGGAGGCTCCGCAGCCAAAACCCCAAGCGGCTCAGACAGAAATGCAGATGCCTGAACGGGTTGTTGTTGAAAAGAACAATGAAAACATAAATTCACTTATAGCCAAAAAGAGTCGTTATAATTCATTGCCAAAAACAAAAAAGGCAATTGGAGCAAATTTGCTTGAAAAGATAAAGCAGGAGGCGGCTGATATGGGCTTTAGTGTAATAACCACTTCGGGGTTAAACATAAAAATAGTAGATGCTCAAACTAGAAAGCCAATATCAAAAAGAGGAGTTTCAAGGACCTCTAACAAAGAGTATATACAAAAGAAAAGAGAAGCGCAATCATTAGCCGAAACAGGACAGCTAGGTTTAAGGGCAAGCATTTTAAATTACTTCATAGGTGGCAAAAAAATTAAGTCTAGTCAATCTGAACTTGGGGAAGGGTCTGCGGAGATAAAGTCAGCCGAAAGAAAAGGTCTCGTTTCTGCATCTGCGGAAAGCATAGATGGGGTAGCTGGAGATATTATTAGCAATATCTATGGCGATATAGAAAACGCTCCTGAAGGCATGGAGGACAATGTAATTACTGAATTGCAGGACGTTCTTGCCACCCATGAAGATAGAGTGAGTATGGAGGAAGAATTGTTTGACTTGTATGAAAAGTTAATCAAGGATCAAGAGGAGGCGGCAAGATACAATACGGCGGAAGATGCTGATAGCGCAATGGATGAAGGATTGCTTGATGAGGATTCTCTTGTTGAGTATTACGAAACACAATCTCAGATAAATAAATTAACAGAAAATGAACAAGAAAAACTATACAGGGAACTCTACCCAGAAGCCTTTGAGCAAGAGGCAGAAGGCACTAGTGGCATGGGCGATGTTGAAGGATCTACGCGAGAAGGGAGAGGGGCAGAAAAATCTAAATCGAAAAGACTCCAAAGGGCAGAAGAACTAAGGGCAAAGGCTCAAGATTTAAGAGACGCTTCAGGCGGAACGCTTATGGCGGGTCCAAAGTTACTTGCTGCCGCATACGAAGCTTACGCGACTATTCTTGAAACCACCGAAAGCATTATTGAGGCAATCAAGAAGTTCAAGGGAACAAAAGAATACAAAGACCTCGATGTTAACGGCAAGAAGGAACTAGACGTTGTTCTTGCCACCGACGCGGTTGAAGAAGAGATTTCTTCGGGGAGAGATCCTCAAGAGGCTGTTGATGATTTAATCGGAAGTCAAGACTGGTATGGCGATTTGAGTGACGCTCAGAAAGAACAGTTGAATGAAATCCTTCAAGACGATTTTGGAGTTACGGTAAGCGAGCCAAAGCAAGTGACGCCACTTGGGGAACAGATTTCAAGCATTGTTGATAATTACTACAAGCTCAAGGACAAAACGCCTGGAGCAAGGGATGCTATCAACGAAATTTTGGACGCTGACCCAAAGTTGAAGTATATTTACGACAATATTCGCAAGATTAACAAGCAGCTGCAAGAAGCAGGTGTGATAACAGATAAAACCGACGGTTGCCCGTAATAAAACATGAAACCTTATAGCTTAGACAAAGGTGTAGTAGACCTACTAGCTCCACGCCATCTTGACGAGATGGATGCATTTTACTTCTATCGTGCCGCCAGCAACTGGTGTCAGGGTGTTGGATACTTCAAGGCAGCTGCCTTTTTCGCGGCTGAGTCTCAGGACGAACTCGAACACGCGGCCAAGATTGAAAAGTACTTGGTGGACTGGAACATCACCGTTCCACTTCCCACTGTACCCAAGCCACGTGTAGACTTCTCCGGGCTTCTTGAGGTGCTAGAGGAGGCGTACAAGATTGAGTACGATTTGTACGAGGCGTATGAAGACACGTCCAAGAAACTTTTCAACATGGACCTTTGCACGTTTGACTTCTTGCAGCAGTTCCGTTTGATACAGACCAAGTCTGTGGCGGAATACAGCGACAAGCTTAACCTGCTTGAGGATGTGGATGGAAAGGATAAATTCAAGTTATTGCTTCTCGAAGAAAAATTGTTCTAATGGCGAAACCTTGTAAGGTAACTATAAAGATGCCGGGCGCTACTGTTGCGGAGGAAAAAACCTTTGAGCAGTACATGGAGATGCTCTATAACGGGGCGTTGCAGGAGCTTATCAACAACGACAAATTGAACGTTAACGCCCTCAAGGGTGATAATCCGTTTAACGAGGCTCCTAAGACCACCAAGAAACAACCTAAAGAAAAGAAGAGCACGATGTCTGACTTTATGAAGTCAAGGCTGGGTGAGGCTTACGGCGACGTAAGGCAGAGGGCTTACGGAGAAAGGCTTGCAGAGCAACGAGGCATAGGTACTGAAGAGTATATTGCCATTGATCAAAGGGCCATGGAGGTTTTAGCAAACGAAAAGTTCGAGCAACTTAAAGCCCAATATGAAGCTGGAGAAACGGATATATTTAATGACTTATTAAGTGCATACGGAAACACAACCGAGAACGAATGGATTGAAAACTCTGGGTTAAAGTATGAGTACTTAGTGGTTATGGCTAAGGCTGCTAACTACTTCTACGTGAAGGGCGACTATAAGATGGCCAAGAAGATATATAATACTAAGGGTACATCAGGAACTACGGCGGGTCAAACAGTAGCTGCACTCGCAGCGGCGTCAACTCCAGAGCAGTTAGCAAACAGAATAATGGACGAGGATAGTTCAAAGCGAAACTTCCTCAATCAGGTAACGTCAGGCGGAATGACTATTGGAGAGGCTATCACACAACTGCGTGAGATAGCAAAACTCAACCAGGCCGAGGCAATCGCTATTGTTGCGGCTGCAATGCCAAAGGTTAAGAAGACGGCCACCGTTGTAACGGTCAAGCCGGAGTTTAAGGCTCAAAGAACCGCTAGTGTAAACGCAATCAAGGGTATTCTGGCAAAGAAGAGGACCCCAGGCCCACTTGCCTTGTCAAATTCAATTATAGTTGAGATAACTCCACACATCAGGGACCTTATTAGCTCATACATCGAGGAGGGTGCGTACTCGGCCAAGATGATTAAGAACAAGGTGTGGAGTCAAATCAAGGACGTACTGCCCGGTGAACGTACATCGATCGACCAAATCGTTGACGACAACATGGCCTCTTTCGATACCGATATTAAGAAGAACAAGGAGGCAAGCGCAACCAATCGTTTGGCCAAGGCGTTCGAGGGTATTGCTGATACAAGGAACATCAAGGACAAGGCCCTGAAGATGTTGTCCGACACGATTCTACAGAACGACCCTGAGTACGTCATGGCCAAGAGCCGTGGCGAGAAGGTGAAGGCAAAGGATAGGCTCAAGACAATTTTAAATAACAAGGCCCAGGTTGAGTCGATGGTGACCAAGGCCATGAATATTGCCAAGGCAAACGTAGACGCTAACGAGAAGTTAGATGCTGCGACCAAGATGGCAATCAAGAACGAGATTGACGCGCTAGTATCTGACCTGCTTGAGATGCCAATTGGTGGTGTAGAAAAAAGAGCCGCAGCCGCATCGCTTAGTAAGGAGGATATGGACAAGGAGATTGCTCGTATAGCCGCCGAACACATCACAAACCAAAACGCGGAAATACAAACCCTTGCAGAGGCAATGGTCGACAACCTTGGAATAGACCCGGCATACGCATCACAGCTACAGGCTGAAATCGAACCCTTGATTGCGGAGAAGGTTGATGAAAAAATCAAGGCCAAAAAGCAGAGCATAGACTCTATCATGCAGGGCATTAAGGACGCCGAGAGTGTGAAGAAGGGAGTTATCAGGGCTATTGCTAAGGGGCAGGTTTCTGACTCTCAGTTTGAAACTGAACTTCTGAAGACACTTGGCTATAAGGGGATATCTCAAAGCGACATTGTGAAGTTGCAGGGATACTTTGATAGGCTGCAAGCACTCCAGCCCGGAGAGGAGTTGTACCAAGAGATTAACAGGTACATCAACGACATCCTTAGTGAGTACGACGAGACCACTGCTGCACTTGTTGGCCGCTGGCTTACCGAGCAGTTCTATACGAACGCGCTTTCGGATATATTTAAGACGGCGATCATGGCCTCTGGTGTGGGTGCTGTAGTATCGAGCATTCAGCACGGTGCGTTCACGGCCCTTTACAACCCCGCTAGAATGGCCAGGGCGATTAAGTTTGCTAAAATGATGAGGGCCGAGGGCGCCACAATGGGATGGGAAACCGTTGCCGCGAAGTGGGAAAAGCCACAGTCTAGGTTTGGTGAAACAACCATGCTTGAAAGACCTGAGGAAAAAGCTCACGGTGCAATATATCGTGTTACAAAGAAGGAGTACGCTCAGATACTAAGCGACTTCATAAACAAGAAGGGAGGCAGGAGAGCGCGTTACGCAACAGAAGCTTTTTTGAAGTCCTTTAGTCATTTAATGAGTTCAGGTTATAGAAAGCGCAAGTTCTTGCCTGCCATTTCAGAGATAAGTATGGTACTCATGAGCGCCCAGGATATACTTATGGGCGGCGCCTTGCAAGACATTTACACCTACATCGAGGCTGAAAATTACCTCGACATGGTGAATAAGAAGTCAGGTGTCAAGATGAAGAAGGGGTCAGCGGTTTGGAATCAACAACTTAAGGAGCTTATACAGGCAGGTCCTGATCAGATAAACAATTTCAAAAACGAGGTTGCTCAAGAGGCGGCAGAAAGGATTGCCAACGGAGAGTCGTTACCGAAGGGTTGGTCAAAGAGAAAGCTTCGCGACAAGGTTCATAACGCAATGCCGAAGGAGGTTATCGACGAGATGGCTCACCAGGCCAGGAAGTCGCTCCTTCTTCAAAAACCGGAAACACTTGCTGGAGCAGCTGCGTTCAACCTCATATCCAAGGCAACTCCATTTCGAGATACGGACAACCCGGTTGTTGCATTTGGAAGACTTACCCTGAGTACGGTGCTAGGCTTCATCCGATTAAACACGGTAATGGCGGAGTACTTCTACAAGTCCATACCTGTTGTTCCTGCTGTAATAGCGGCCATACCGGGTAAAAAGATTACTGGGGTTAAGGTTAGATACATAGACGGAAAGGCAACCACCGTACCTCTAACTAACGAGGAGAAGATATCCAGAGCGTTTAAAAACGTAGTGGCTACAATGATTTGGGGTGGTCTTATCGCGTCATTGTTTGACTTTGGCGACGAGGATGACGATGAAGTAAGACTCGACCCTAATGCGTGGATCAAATTCTATGGCTCGGCTGAGGACAGCAAGCAAAGAGCTGAGATGGAGGCTGAGGGTGCGGAGCCAAACAGTGTAACCATAGCAGGCAAAAATATTCCTCTGTCATTGACAGGCCCTGTGTTTGGGGCAATAGGTAAAATCCTTGGCGAGGTATCAAACGATATAAGGTTTGGTGAAGGGGATAAAACAACCGTAGGCTTTAACAAGATACTTGCTCTTGTCGGCGCCCAGTTAACAGGTAGTGAGATGTCCGCGCCAAAGAGAGCGATAGAAAAACTATATGGGGGATATGGCGAGGCAAAGGCGGCTGAAGCGTTGGAGATATTTTTCTTAGACGGTATAGAAACATCGTTCTCTCCAACCCTGTATGAAAACATCAAGAAGGACTACGAGGCGTGGAAGGGTATCCAAAAGGAGAAACGAAGCGGGGCGGTTGATAACATAGTGTCGGATATTTTCTTTACTGATGTATTCATGGACACCAACGGAGGTCTGATGTACGACCACTTCGGCGAGCCTGTGTACGTGCAGCCATCGAACCCGGTACTCAAGGCTCTTCTTCCAGAAAGTGTATGGAAGGACGGAACTAGCCACGTTGAAAACAGCCCGTATTACAACCTGACAAACGAGAAGTGGTTCCCTAAGACTTACTCTAGATGGGATGCAAAGGACTGGACAGAGGTAAACGTTGGCTCTGAGAGGGAACCTTTTGAGATGGACGACGACTTCAAGCAGTCACTTAGTCTTATAATCAACAAGGAAACCGCTCAACTAATAAATAGTAATAAGTCAAGTATAGACGCTGCTTCACAGGCCGAAAAGATTGAGTTGTTGAGTGGCTATCGCCAGGACGCAATCGAAAATGTTCGTTATGAGTTTTGGCAAAAGATGTACGATTTAGACGTGCAGGGCATGAGCGAGAAGGGTATGCAAGAGGCGGTTTACAAAAAAAGAGAGCAAATAGTAACCGAGTTACGAAAAAAATACGGCATCGAAACAAAATAATCTACTATATTTGTGAGCGCAATGCAGCATGATATCAATCATACAGATATGACAGGAGATGGATACGTAGACGGAGCAGCGTCAGTTTTATTAACTACATTTGCTACTGTGCTTTCATGGCAGGAACAGGCCGAATGGGCCTTCCGAATCGCGTCTCTACTACTAGCCTGCACTGTGTCTATCGTCGTTCTTTATGGACACCACAAGAAGTCCAAGGCGAAGCGTTCTACCAAGTAATTTCTCCCTTCTGTAATTGTATACCTTCTGAAAACACAGAGGGCGGTGATCAGCCCGCCCTCAAAGTTCTCGTCTCCCGACTGCACTGATGTGCGCGAACTTGCATGGCAAATATATGACATTTCTTAATTAATACAAAATAATTTGCACAACTAAACATGAGGGTGTATATTCGCCCCGGTTTTGGTAATAATAGTGTTAGTGATTACTTATGGTTGACCCAGGCAACGGCTTGGGTTTTCTTTTTATATTTGCATCCAATACAACGATATGATAGAACTGAAAATAGCGGATCCAACCCCGCATGAATTAGGTGAATATAGAGTGCTAATTAAGGAGCTGAAGGAAAGGTTCCCAGATGCAACTGTACTTGTTGACAGGGAGTATTCAGATTACGCGATTAGTATTACATCAATATGGATAGACGGTGACAAACGCACAGACTCGCACTCCGCAATTTACCCCTCGGTTCCCAACAGGGGGACGGCGCAAATCAAGGCGGACATTCTCTCCCTTACCTTCGCTATGCGTGAACTTGGGTTTGATATTAAGTTTTTGGACAGCGATCCGGTCATTCGCGAGAAGGTTTCGATAACCCGTGGTAAGCTCGATTCTTGCATATCTCTTCGTCAGATGGTGGAACTGCTTGAAGAAGCGAACCACGAAAAGCTAGACGAGGTAAAGATTCTGATTGAGAACAAACGAAAGCAGGGCGGTCGTCCTAGCAAGAAGTCTGTAATCGATTTCATCTTTTCGGGAGCTAGGGAAGAGAAGCGTGGACAGGCTGTACGCACCGGCCCGGAGTGGGCGCGGGTCAAGATGGAGTGGCGTGACAAGTTTCCTACATCTAAGTATGTGAAAATGTACAAAAGTCTCGACGAGTTTTGTACCTTTGCTTCTGACGCCGAGTGTAAATCATGAATTCAAGAGTTAACAGAATACAGATAGAGGGAAACAATACCGTTTCTTTCTTAGAGGGTACTACCTATGTGAATGGCATGAGCCAGGTCATGCCTCAGATTCCGACCTATATTTCTTACGGGTTCGATAGCATAACTATAACCCAGGATGGCGCAAAGAGTTTTCAGTTCACCATCTACGAGATGACGCAGGTTGGTGGAAACACTTTTGTTCCGCTTAACTCCGACAATACATCCAAGGAAATTCAGGACAGGACCGTTGAGATTTACAGGCTGCTTGTAACTTCTATATTCAAGGGATGCTGCGAGTGCGGTAATACAGAGCCAGAGTGTTCGATTCAGTACACTTACGGAAATGGAACAGATCCCGGCACTATATTTTACAACGGTGGCGGGGCTATTCGAGTTAGCTACACTACTGCGAACAACCAAGACTTCACAGGATTCTGGCCTATCATTCAAGACGGTTCGTGGATATTTATCTTCAGCAAGACAGATCCAACTGTATACGGAGTTTATCAGCTTTCGAATTATACTGACGGCGGCCCTGGTGTATATGCTCAGTTCGACGCCACGCTTATTGCTGGGCCTTCGGATTTCCCCGATGGCACTTCGGTATGCGTGGATGTGACTAGCGTTGGTGGCAATTTAATACAGACATGGCAAGAAACCTTGGTCACAGGTTCTATCCTTGACCAAAACAACACGATTGATGGCGGAGGGTTTGACCTTTTGTTTGACAACAACTTGTCGTTCACGGCTAACTCGACCACAAGTTCATTGGAAACAGACGCCACCGGGTCTAGGATGGTATCAGGCGCTCAGTCTGTAGAAGTTACACCAACCTACGTAGATATTATAACGCCAAACCACGGCACGGCTACAACCGGAATGGTTTTAGCTTTGGATGCCTCAGGCCACGTTGAGTATGTTTCAGCAGGAAGTGGATCAGGAACGGTCACTTCGATAACAGCGGGAACAGGGCTTGATGGCGGGACGATAACAACAAGCGGAACCATTGACCTTGCCGACACGGCTGTTACTCCTGGGGCTTATACAAACGCGAACATAACTATTGACCAGCAGGGTCGTATTACCCTTGCGGCCAACGGAAGTGGCGGAGGCTCAGGAACGGTTACATCGATCGATGTGGACGGCGGAACGGGAATATCTGTGTCTCCTGCTGGTCCTATAACCACTTCGGGTACGTTTACCGTAACAAATACGGCTCCTGACCAGACGGTTGTCCTTACAGACGGAACAGGAATTACCACGTCAGGAACCTACCCCAACTTTACCATTACTAACTCGGCTCCCGACCAGACAGTTAGTTTAGGGACAACAGGTACTGGTTTAGCAGTTACCGGGACATATCCTAGCTTCACTTTAGAGAACACATTGCCAGACCAAACCGTTTCTTTGACTGCGGGTTCGGGGATAAGTGTGACAGGAACCTATCCTAGCTTTACTATCGCTAGTACAGGGACGGCAGCGGGATCCATTTTGTTTGGAACCGCAAGCGGAACTGACACATACACGGTAACCATAGGAACGGTGTCGTCTTATACAGACGGAGATGCCTACATTATTCGATTTACAAACGGAAACACAAACGCGGCTACGCTCAATATCAATAGTATTGGGGCTAAGACTTTATATCGAAACAACGACGGGCCGCTGATCGGTGGAGACATTTGGGACGGCGGAGAAATGCTTTGTATCTACAATGCTGTCAACGATGGGTTTGACTGTATCGGAACGTCTCCAAACAGTCTGTTTGCTTACATAACCAACGACGAGGCCATTACTATTACAAGGGGGCAGGCGGTGTATGCCTTTGGTGGTACAGGCAACCGGATGACGGTTAAACTCGCTAGGGCCAACACGGATTCTACGTCTGCCCAGACCATTGGATTTGTGTTCTCGTCAAGCATCGCGGCCAACCAGAAGGGTATAATCATTATCCAAGGATACTTTACGGACTTAAGTCTGTTCCCTCCGTCAAGTGGCTGGGTGGATGGAGACACCGTTTATCTCAGCCCGACTACTGCGGGAGCCGTAACTAGAATAAAGCCATACGCTCCAGACCATCTTGTATACCTTGGAGTGGTGGCAACTGCAAGCCCCGGCGCGGCAGGCCGTATGTACGTTCGTGTTCAGAACGGATATGAGCTAGACGAACTTCACAACGTACAGGCACAGACCCCGACGGTTAACGACGTTCTTTACTACTTTGGAGGAAGTCCTGGTCAA